TTGGGATCATTATGTATCTCCAGGACACACTCCTGATGGATGTGCTGGTTTAGTTCTTAACGGAGCTTATGTAGATACTAAATTCCAAAACTGTACATTCCAAATCACTGACTTCTATGAAGTAGAACCAGTTAGATTGTATGTATCTGAAATGGACTTAAATGGTGATCCATGTTTGTTCAACGGAGTATGTGTAGTTAAAGAATGTGAAGGAAGACAAGTAATGGGATTAGGTGAGTCAGTTGCAAGAGATGTTATTTTATCTGAGCAATACAGACAAAACTTCTTCCACTCAGACTTCCGTATCCGTGAGATTACACAAGGATACAGTGTGTTTGATTTTATTAACCGTAACACTTTGTATACAAGATACTTTATCCAACACAATGTACCACGTTTCAATAACCCAACTAGTACATTTGATAATGACCAATACTTGTTAGAAGTTATTACTTGTGAGGATATTCCTGCATTTGAAACTTTTGTTAATGATTGGTTAGGTAATGGTTGTGGTAATGGTTGTACAGGTCTTGAAGTAGAAGGATGTGTTGAACCAGTTTGTGAACCAGTTTATAACTTCCCAGTTTTAACAACAAACTTCAATCCTGACGTAACACAGTTCTGTTAAGAATAGTATTTAAACTATAAACATAAAGGGGGAGCCGAGTGTAATACTCCTCCCCTTTTTTATTATAAACATCATGGCAAATCATGTATTAAGCTTGGAAGTACCTACAGTTATGAACTCATGTATCATGAAGTTATTTGATACAAGTGTTTATACTAATCTACTTCCCGTAACTTGTCCAACATTAAATATCACTGTACCAGGATTTGGATATTCAGTGCAGATTGATACAACTGAAAACTTTGCAGAGACAATAACTGCATGTGACCTTCAGTTGCAAACAGTAGATTGTGGAACAATAAACTATGATATACCGGACGGGATATACATTATAAAGTATAGTGTATCTCCTAATGATCAGGTATATGTAGAATATAACCACATGAGAATTACACAAGCTTTAATAAAATACAATAAAGTTTTGTGTGATGTTGATGCTGCAGCATGTGATCCGCCAGCAGCAATCAAAAAGAAATTAGAAGCTTTAAGATTAATTAATATGTATCTTCAAGCTGCAAAAGCAAAAGTAGAATATTGTCATGAGCCACAGAAAGGAATGAGCTTATACAATTATGCACTTAAGCTTTTAAATAAATTAACTTGTACAAATTGTTAAACCAATAAAAAACCAACAAAATGAGTAGTTGTCCTAATTGTGGTGCTAAGTTAAGTTGTGGATGTCAGAAGAGAACACTTCCAAATGGAAAACAAGGTTGCAGTAGTTGTGCTACCAAAGTAGCTAAAACTGTTGCTCCTGCAAAACCTACTGTAAACACAAACACTTGGGGACCAAATAGATATTTAAACTTGAAAAAATTTACTAAGTAAAATGAGTACTCCTAAATTTCCTAGGGATGTAATAAGGTTCACAAGTTGTTGTGATGAAAATGACTTTCTAGAATTTATCTATGATGGTACAACAAACTATGGAACTTTAGTAGTACCTACAAATTTATATCCAGGATTTATAAATACATGTTATAAAGTTACTATTTACTCTTCCTTAAACTGGAATACATTAACTCCAGCACCTTCTGTTGCAGCTTACTTTAATATAATAACAGAAGAACCGGAACCTGATTGTACTCAATATGAACTTTGTCCAAATTGTGCAATAAAGTGTTATATATTAGTTAATTGTGAAGGTGAAATATTCTTTTCAACTAATGAGCTTTTATATGATTACTTAAATGAGTATGTAGTAATTTCAGTAGATGGTGAACTATCAACTTGGTTTGTATTAGAGAATACAGGACCATGTAATGATCCCTTTAATAATTTTGGAATTGATGATACACTTCCAGAAAAATGTCCATGTAAATGTTATGATGTAGTTGGTAGTGCTAAATCTATTCTTAGATACTTAGACTGTGATGGTATATTACGTGAAGTAGTTGGTGGAGCTCTGCAGTTTTGTTCACAAATATATCCTATAGTAAAAGGTAATGTAAAAATAACAGATCATGGTAACTGTATTGATGGAGTATGTCCTACAGAATGTTATGCATTAACAAACTGTGATACTCAGGAAGTTATATATTCCAGACTTCAAAGTTTATCTCAATATGTAGATACAAATACTGTAGTACAAATTGCAGGTTATGATGGATGCTGGTCAGTAGATGAGTCAAAAGAAGTGTGTGATTGTCCTGTTGATGTTATAGTACTTAGAGAGTATAAATCATGTCCTGACTGTTTACCTATAGTAGCCTACAAACTTACAAGTTGTGAGAATGAGAATGATATTAAATATACTTATCAAGACTTATCAGAATTTGTTGGACAGTATGTTAAAATAGAAGACTGTGGTTGTTTCCTTGTGGAACTTATAGATTTTCAACCAACTAGTGAAACTACTGTAGTTGTAGTAACTTCATTTAACACATGTACTGAGTGTTTGACTCAATATTATATACTAGAAGACTGCAACGGTTTGCTTGATCCAATATATACAGGAACAGATCTTTCTGGATATCTTGATGACATAGTTAATGTAAAAGGATGTGAAGGTTGTTGGAGTATAACAGAAGTTGAGATACCAATAAACCCAGTACCAGTTACAATTACAAATACATATATAGGATGTCCTGAATGTGCGCCACCTCCACCATGTCTTTGTAATAGAATGACAAACTATAGTACAGAACAAAAAACATATACATATATTGATTGTAATAGTCAAGAACAAACGATTGTATTGGCTGCTGGACAGTCTACTGGAAAAATATGTTTACAGGGTTGGACTTTAGATTATCCTGAAACTGATAATCTAGAAATATTTGGAGAGTGCTCAGAAAGTAATACACCAGGTGTTTATGTATGTCCTATAGTAACTCCTAAAAGAAAAATAAAACCGGGATATTCTGTACCAACATGTGATATAGATAAGTGGGAAAAGATAACATGTAGAGCATCAGAGATATTATATAAAGAAGTTATGAGGCTTAGATATGGTATGAGCAACTGTTGTCCTGAAGATGATGAGAAGTGGTTAATTAAAAAAGAGCTAATAGATTTAGCTGCTTTAGTTGATCCTGATTATATATGTAAACCAGTTCAGTCTTGTGGTTGTCCACCTAGCTCATGCGGGTGTGGATGTAATACTACACTTAAGACTTGTAATTCTCAATAATAATTAGTATATTATAATATGAAACCATTAAATTTAGATAATAGACCGTGTAGCCCAATATCAAGTAATTGTGTGATATGGCAGGGTCCAGATATTCCATGCATTAAATTATGTACAGGAGACACTGTATCTGATGTAGTATTTAAACTAGCTACAGAACTATGTACTATAATGGACACACTTAAAATTACAAACTATGATTTATCATGTTTTAATTTAACAGCTTGTCCACCGGATGATTTTCAAAAACTTATCCAGTTAATAATAGACAAAGTTTGTGCACTTGAAAATATTAATAATTCTGAATCAACTTCTACAGGAACTCCAAGAAGTGCAAGAGCTACATGTCCTGATTGTGTTGTAACTGTTGCTCCACCATTTGTGATGGGTACACAAACTACCATGCAATTAGTAGAGTATGTGAATGCAATTGGTGATAAAATTACATCTATTATTAATGAGATTTTAAACTTGCAAGTTCAGATTGATGGTTTAAATATTAGAGTTACAACAATTGAAAGTACAGTTCCTCCAGTATACACATTACCAAGTATTAGTACAGGATGTTTGCAATCCTATATTGTTGGTAATCCGGCTACAGCAGGAATTGATATTGTATTGAATGCCTTATTAAATGATGCTAATGTTGGGTACTGTGCTCTTAAAGGTGCTACAGGAGAACCAGCTGAAATTTCAGCAGCAGTTCAATCTCAACTTTTATGTATTACTGATTTAACTCAACCATTAGCAGCACTTCCTACTATAACAACATTTAGTGCTTACTATGCTGGAACATGGGTTCAAGATGGAGATTTAAGTACAGCTGCTAATGCAATAAATAATATATGGATTACACTATGTGACCTTTATACTTATGTATCTAACTTTAATGTTAATATTAATGTTCAGGATACAAATACAGTTAACTTAACATTTTCTTCTGGAGTGTTATCAGCAGATGTGCAAGATACAGGTTGGGTTAAACTTGTTGGTTTTGATACTTACATGAATGATACAGCTGGAACACAATATGAATATCCACAAGTAAGAAGAATAGGAAATCTTTTACACTTTAAAGGTAATGTTGTAGTTCCACTGGCTGAAACAACAAGTGCACTAAGACCATGGTTATATACCACTACGGTTAATAACTATGAAGAAGATCCTTCTACGGGTAATGCTACAACAATTGTAACACCATATCAAGGAACAGGTGGTGTAATTCTTAATTCATTTGGTTCTATTCAATTTAATAGAAATGGAGCAGGTAATGCTGAGTCTGTTATACCCACTGCAGTAATTCCTGCAGGTTATCAATTAGATGGTGGATATTCACATCCTTCAGGTTTTGTTCATGCTAGACGTGATATAAAAATTGGTGCAAATACAAGCACTATGCTTTCATCATTATTTAGAGTTAGTATATCCCAGACAGGTATACTAAGTTTTAGTTTAGTTAAAAATTCTGAGGAAAGTTTTATCAACACAAGTAATGATGCATTTGACACATCACATTTAAACTATATTATTTCACATGTAGTTTCTGGAGAAAGTGTTCCACAGTTTAAAACAGGAACTAACATTGTTCACTCATTAGCTGGTGGAGGAACTTCAGATTTAAATCTTGACTTTCCAGCAGCATATACATACCCATTTACTTGTAATGCAAATGATGAAACTGAAGTTGGTGGGTTTGTTTTATCCATCACAGGACTATCTGCATTTATAAGTCCATGTGGTACATTAATACCAACACCTACACCATGTCCTTAAAAATATAAAATAATGGCAACTACAAATACAACAAATAAATGTAAGAAATGCGGATGTGAGGATAGCTTTATGCCAAGTCCTGCACCATGCCCAACACCACAAGGATGTCCTAATCCAGAACCATGTTCTGAAGTTGTGGATGCTCAGTGTGTAATATACACTGGTGATAATATTTTATGTGATGAAGAAATTATAGTTACTACAAATGATACTGTAGCTGAAGCTATAGAAAATATAGTAGATCATTTTTGTAATGAAACATCACAAATAATTCCTATTACATCATTTAGAGCTGTTACAGGTGCTCCTCAAAATATTAATTCTTTATCCTCTACCCTAGCAAATTCTTTTATTGGTAATGGAGCTACAGTAACTAATCTAACTGTTAACTATCAATTAGTAAACAATGTTACAACATCCCAATATGCTTCATTAACAGGAGAGTGGACATGTCCACAAACAGGTAAGTATGATATTAATTATAACATTTATTTAAGTGCACCAAATTCAGTGACTGGTCCTGGACAAACGGGTTGGGGTGAATTTGGAGGAAGTATACAAATAGGTGTAACAACAACTAATGGTCTTACAACATATGCGGCTGATATAATTTCTTTACCAGAAAAGGTACCGTTTTTAAGAGTATATGGTACAGGAGTATTGCAAGGTGTTCAACTTACTGCAGGTACTGTACTTGTATTAAAAGTATTAAATCTATCAGGTATTAATTATACATCAGTATCAGGTGATAATATTGATTGGTCAATAAGAAGAGTTGGCTAAAAGAAGTTACAGGTTGTTGGTTTCTGTGACAACAAGGCAATGACCCTCACACTTGTGGGGGTTTTGTTTTTTAGTTACATTTGCTAGTCTCATTTATTTTTAGTATATTAATAGTAATAGCATGAAGGAATTTAAAAAACCAGATGTTAAGGCTCCAAGGTATAGACCACAAGCTTATAACATTTTAAACAAAGAGTTCTTTGACTTATTTAGAAAGAAGTATCCAAGGTACAGTAATCTGGATAATAATAGTTTAAAAAAGATTGCCAAAACTTTTAACAAGTTAATCTATCAAACTATTATTGACACTAGAGATGGTGTACAATTACCTGAGTCATTAGGTTGGATATTTATTGGATCTTGTGATCAGAGTAAAAAAAATAACATAGACTTTTCTAAGTCTACAAAATATGGAGTAACTGTTACTAACAGAAACTGGGAAACAGACGGTAAGTTAGCTAAGATATTTTATACAAGCTTGGCTCCTAAACACAAAATAAGAAACAGAGAATTTTGGAGTTTTAGAGCATGCAGAGAATTTAAAAGATCTGTAGCAAAAACTTATCCTGAAAACTGGAATATGTATGTAAGGTTGGATCCTCTTTCTAAATTAGAAACTATATATAAAAAGGCTAATTATAAGGAGTACATGAAAAATGAAACTGCTAAGGCTCTTAAAACATATAATGAATTTGACATATGACAACTATAGGTGAAGCAATATCAAGAGTAAGAAATGCAGTAAAAGCTGTAAAAGAAGATCCATTCTTAACTGATAGGCAAATATATTTTGCTTTACAAAAGTATTCTCAAGCACTAATTAAGAGAGAAGACAATCAGTTTAGACTTATGAAAATAAGTTCTATCTTCAAAGTGCTTCCCTATATTGAACTTATTGATGTAGATAAAGTAGAAGCTGGTTGTGTTGGTGTATACTCTGAGTGTTACATAAAAAGATCCAAGGATAAATTACCAACAATACTAAATGGTGTGTTTGGTCCTATTATCCGTACTACATCTTCTATAGATGGATCTATAGAAATGTTTAGAACAGATCCTGGTACTTGGGTTTCTATGACTAAGACAACTACATTTAAATATAACAAGAGACCATACTTCTGGTATCTTAATGGATATGTATATTGTCCTAATATAGACTGGGATGCTATCAAGATGGAGGCTATATTTGAAGGTGAAGTAGATATATGTGATCCTAAAGTAGAATGTATGGTAAAACAAGATCAAGCACTTTCATTACCAGAATATTTATTTGCTGAAGTAGAACAACTTGTTATTAAAGAATTAACCATGCTGATGTCAGTACCTGTAGACTCTACAGATGATGGGCAAAATATACTTAGATAATGGATTTTAATTATACACTCCGTTACAGGACATTTGATCAACTACTGGAAGATGTTACAGTAGACATGCATACATTTGCTCTAGAAAATATGATAGAGCCTCAGACTTTGATTAAGTTAGTTAAAAAACTTAACTATGATTTAGGTCTAAGGATAAATCAAACTAGAGAAGTTGTACTAGAAGTTTGTCATGGTAGAGTAAAACTTCCAGATGACTTTTATGTATTTAACTTTGCTTTGCTTTGCGGAGAGTTTGATCTTGCAACAAGCTATGGTGGACCAGCAGGAGGAACTAACATACAGGAAGTTCCATATAAAGAGTTTCCATCCACAGTAAATCAATGTGCTCCAGAGAGTGTAAACTGTAGAACATGTAATGCTAATCCATGTAATCATACAGCAGCTTGTGATCTTAATCATCCTATAGTGGATCCAATACCAACTGCATATGATCCTAACAATCCTTATGGTGATACATGTATACCACCAAGAGTATTTATGAACTGTAAAGGAGAAAAATATGAGTTAGTTCAAATAATGAGCAGAACAGAAACAAGAACATACAGAAGACTGATTCCATTAAAAATGAAAACTAGTCAAAGTATAGAATGTGACTGTCCAAACCTATATATGAACAGTACATTTGAAGGATGGATAAAAGATGGTTTTCTTTTTACAAACTTTCAAACCGGGAATGTATACCTTAATTACCAAGGAGCACTAGAAGATGAGGCTGGTAACTTACTTGTTCCAGATCATGATCTTCTTAATGAATACTATGAGTATGCATTAAAGCAAAGAATACTTGAGAACTTATTCATGAATGGAGAAGATGTTTCTCAAAGAATGAGTATGATTGAGCAAAGACTAAGAGCTGCAAGAAATCAAGCACTTAGTTTAGTTAACACACCAAACTTTAAAGAAATGGAAAAGCTATGGTGGACAAATAGAAGAGCCCAATACAATAAGTACTATGATATGTTTAAAAGTTATAGTCCTAATGCAGCTTTTTATAGATATTACGGAAACACTAGAGTTATATAACTATGGCAAAGATTCAAGATACGTCACAAACTAAACCTAGTAGTTTTGTAAAAGGTTTAAATAAAGATTCAGATCCTACATATATTCAAGAGGGTATGTGGACACATGCCCGAAATGTTGTAAATAATACTGTAGAAGGTGAATTAGGTTCATTATCTAATCAACCATCAAATTTTAAATGTCCTTCTGCTTTTCCTCCAGGGATTACAATGCCACAGTTTGCATCATTATTTAAAAAAATTACATCAAGATATGTTATAGGTGCAATACATTTATTTTCTGATAAGTGGATTATATTTACTGCTGGACATAACTCTACCGGTCAACCTGCAATGTCAGAAATAGGATTACTTGAAGAAGAAAGGTGCATATATAGACCTATTGTACAAGATGCTTGTTTAGGTTTTGATAAAAGATATTTAATATCTGGTGCTGCTAGATTAGTACAAGATTGTTCCTGGCAAGTATATTGGGCTGATGGATTGAATCCTGACAGATACTTGAATATTGGTGATCCCCAAACTTGGCCAACAGAAGATTTTATATGGGCATTAAATTCTTATGTTCCTGCACCAAACTCTCCTACTACATCAATTACTCAAGTAATATATGATGCTAATGTAAATTATTATGTTAATGCAAATGGAGAACAAATACTTTGGCCGGGTGTACAGTGGGTAGAAAATTGTACAGAACCTGTTGATTCAGATGGTGATGGTGAGCCAGATCCATCATGTGTTTTCTGTACACAGTTTAATTCTTTAGATTGTATTCATACAAGACTAGCCAGAATAATAAAAACTCCATGTCTTAAGGTTAGACTTGGTGATTCAGGTGGTACCCTTAGAAATGGAACCTATTTTGCTACACTAGCATACAGTATTAATGGTGTAAAAGTATCAGATTATTTTTCACCAAGTAATAGCCAACCTATATGGTATGATAATGATCTTCAAGGATCATTGGTTATTGAAGTAGAAGCAGATACTGAAAACTTTGATGAGTTTATACTAGTGATTGTACAAAATATAAATCAAGGTACTGTAGCCAGACAAATTGGTATATACTCAACTAAAACCAAAAGGATAGAGTTAGATCAAATAAAAGAAGATCTTATTTCAGTACCAGTTCAGTTCCTACCAGTAGTAACTCCAATAGTAGAAAAGTCAAATCAAATTGGAGAAGTAAATGATTATCTACTAAGAGTAGGTACCACATCTAAATTTGATTTTAACTACCAACCTTTGGCAAATCTTATTCAAACTAGATGGGCCTCTGTTAAATATCCTGCAGATTATTATGTTAAGGGAGGAAACAAAGGTAGTTACATGAGAGATGAAGTATATGCTTTTTTTATACGCTGGGTATATGATACTGGAGACAAATCTGCTTCATATCATATTCCAGGAAGAGTTGAAAGAGATTATAAAATAAATGGTATTAACTATCCAGAAACTACGGATTGGTTAGATAGAAATACTCTTGCCCAAAGTGATAGATTATTTGAAGTATATAATACAGCTGGTGCATTCTCAACACATCCTTTAATAGGAACTACAACTGATGATGGGGGAACTGTTATTGCAGTAGGAGATATGGGTTATTGGGAGTCTGAGGAAAAGTATCCAGATAACAAACCTGATGTATGGAATGCAAGTGCAAATTGTTGGACTGCTGTTCCTATTGATCCTGTGTCAGGTTTACCTATATCAGATCCATCTTATGATTTATGTGGTCAACACATAAGGCATCATAAGTTTCCAGATAACTATTTAAATGCTGATACTCTTCATTTTGAAAGTAGTGCTAATTACACCACCTTTGGTAGTAATCTCAATATAAGAATAATGGGAGTCTTTTTTGAAAACATAATTTATCCAAAAGATAATTATGGAGAAGACATACCTGGTATTGTAGGTTATGAAATATTAAGAGGATCTAGAGAAGGTAACAAGAGTATTGTTGCTAAAGGTATGATTAATAACTTTAGAAGTTATGAAATAAGAGGTAATGCTAAAAGAAACAAAACAGGTCTTTATGCTAACTATCCTTTTAATACAATCAAACCTTCTACTAATTTAGGTGGTACGTGTATTTTTGGACCTTCATTATTACCTTGTCACAATAGAGGCTTTAATGATCCTTATATAAAACTTCAAGATCCAAATGATCCTGACAAAGTTTTTGATCAAGTAGTTCCCAAAGAGATAGTATCTTTTCACTCTCCTGATACAATGTTCAGAACACCATTCTTATCATTTACAGAACTAAAAATTTATGGTCATTTACTTGGTGTATCAGATCAACAATTTAAAGAACCTGATAGACATCCAAAATGGAAATTAATATCAGATGAAGCTAAAACTATAATGTATGTCTTAGGTATTGCTGAAGCTGCTTATTCATTTCAAGGAAAGTATATTGTCAATGAACCACCAGCACAACCTGCAACTACTAATGCTCTTGCTTCAGTTGGAGCACCTGCAGCTCTTGCTGCTTATCAGGGTGCTGTTGAAGTTTATGAACAAGCAATGATAACATACTTTGCAACTGGTTTAGCACTTGTTGATAGTGTAGCAATGGCTTTTTCAGGTATCAGGCCTTTTTATGAATTTTTTATTTTTTCTGCTTATGACGCAGCTGTTGGAACTGCAGCAGCAGCAGGTATAGTTACACCAAGCCCAACTGAATATACAAGAGAACTTCCTAAATGGGCTTATCTTGATCCCGTATCAAGAGCACTTGGTGGACTTAATCAGTTTTTATTTTACTTTAGTGAGGGTGTAGATATTGCTTTAAGAGGAATATATGCTGCAGTAAAATGGGATCAGTATGCATTACAAATGATTGCACATGGTTTCTATGGAGGCTTTGGTGCAAATAAAATTACAGATACTGTTAGATTTAGAATTGAAGATAGTACATATTTAAGAGATAACATTCTTGAATTACCAAGATATCAACTAAACAACCAAACATACAATTATAGTATAAATAATCTTAAAAGATCTGACACAGCAGTATTAAGAACAAACTGTGGAGTTCAACAAAATAATCCAGATAAAGGTCCTGCATATATAACAGCAAATAACCAAAGTATATACTTAGATCAAAGTCTTCAAACTCTTGGAACTTTGAATTCAGGTTTTGCAGAATTCCCTACTACAGCAGCATTAAACTCTATTCCAAGTTATACTGAATTTGACAGACCATTTTCAATGAGAATTGCAAGTCATTATGCTGCGGTAAAAGTAAGACTGGGTAATCAGTATGGTCAGTTACAATCTACATATCAAAGTATAAAACAAATAGTAATTACACCTTGTGAACAAAAGATTGGAATAGCAGGTAATATCTTTAATCAATATACAACAAGTGGTATATGTTATGATGAACAAGTAAAACAACGTAAACTTACAACAACACCATTATTATTTGGTGGAGACATTTTTATAAATAGATATACAGAAAAGAATTCTATGTTCTTTTTTTATGATTGGTTATATGGACAACCTGATGGATTTGAATATAACTATGCCATAAGAAACATGATTCCTTTTGCAAGATTTTATGCAAACTCACAAAGATTTGATTCATCTGATTTATTAGGCTTTTCTGGATCTGGGGATACAGCAGTTCCTCAAGCAACAGGAACAAGTCCCACTGACTTTTATAACTTAGATAATGAAAATTACAGTCTAGGTACGGATGATCCAAAACCTTATCCAGGAATATTCAGACCAAAGAACTCTTATTTTTATCTAGCTAATTCTTCCGTAAGAGATTTCTTTGTAGAATCTGAAGTACTTGTAGACTTTAGGATTGACGGAGACTATGAATGGGAAAAGAGTTATAACCCATATAAGTATACAGACTTAGTATCCATGTTTAATATGGATCCTCAGATAATCACTAGAGGTAATGAATATAGATATGATTACTCTTTAAGTATCTCCAAACTATTTACTAATTACTTTTCATATGGTACTTTACAAAGTAGGTACTATGATCCTAAAGTAGCTTCACTTTGTTACACATATAATCCAAATAGAATTATATATTCCTTACAACAAGCTGATACAAGTTACAGAGGAGACAACTGGTCAATATTCTTAGCTAATAATTATAAAGACTTTATTAGTGAGGTCAGTGGTATTAAACAAGTAAATAAGAGTGGTTTATTTATTACATTTAAAAATGATAGCCCATTAATGTTCCAAGGAGTTGATCAATTACAAACTGATCTTGGTACTAAACTTACTATAGGTGACGGAGGTTTATTTAGCCAACCAGGCCAATCTGTAACTAATGCAGATAAAACTTATGAGTATGGTTCATCACAGAATAGACTTTCTGTAATATCATCTCCTGCAGGTATTTATTATATATCCCAAAACCAAGGTAAAATATTTAGTTATGGTGATGGTATAAAAGAAATATCACAGAATGGTTTAAAATGGTGGTTTAATAATTTCCTACCATATAAGCTAACTATTGACTTCCCAGATTATCCATGGAATGACAATCCTGTAGCAGGTATTGGTTGTCAAACATTATATGATAATGAAAACTCTGTACTATACTTTACCAAAAGAGATTATAAATTAAAAGATATTTTCAAAGGAAGGGTGGAATATGTGCCTCTTAATACTGAACCAAAAAAACCTTTTAGTTTTGGAACATTGTACAGAAGGCAAGGTGACTTTTTCCTATTAGATGGTCAATCTAAGTATCTACTTGGTGATCCTTTCTTGTTTGATGATGCTTCTTGGACAGTAAGCTTTGATCCTAAAAATGAATTCTTTATTTCATTTCATGATTGGCATCCTGATTTAACTATACCTACTAAAGTAAATTATCTTACAACCAAAACTGTAAAAGAAACATTCAATGGTACTCAACAGTTAATGGCCAACATATGGAAACATGATACTAATCCGGGTGGATCATGTGGTACTTATTGTAACTTCTATGGTGTGGACTATCCATTTGAAATAGAGATACCGGTTACAACAGGTCAAACAGTAACTACAATTAAATCTGTAGAGTATATACTAGAGTGTTATAAAAGATCTGAGTATAACTGTTTTGACCAGTATCATGTACTTGATTTTAATTTTGACAGAGCTTTAATATATAATTCAGAACAAGTTTCTGGATACTTAAACCTAAACTTATTTCCAAAAAACAATGTAGCTTTAAGTTTACAATATCCAAGACCTAATCCATCTTTATCTGTAGATCCAACATATTTACCAGTTCCAGGATATGATATATTATTTTCTAAAGAAGAAAATAAATATAGACTTAACCAATTCTGGGATATAACAAAAGATAGAGCTGAGTTTCCAATTGGTTCAGGTTATCCTCCACAAGGACAACTTATTCCTGGAACAACTCAACTTTTAGGCAACTATGATGAAAGACAAATATGGGAAACAGGACCTAGTGGATATAGAAGAATTCTTAATCAAGCTAACTTAGATTATGTAAAACCACTTTTACAAAGAAAGAAGTTCAGACATTATTTAAATTTCCTAAGTTTGTCAAGAATGGTATCAGGTAATGTGAATATGATATTTAAAATATCTAATATTAAAAACCAAGTATCTTTAAGGTAATGAAATATAAAGTAGCTAAATCTAAAATCCCAAATGCAGATAAAGGTTTATTTGCAAAGAACCCAATTAAGCAAGGTGAAAGAATAGGTCTTGCACATAAACAAGGTCAACCTGTAGGTACACTGGGTAATATGCATAATCACTCTGATGAGCCAAATATGCATAGTGTTAAAGTTGGTGATAAAAGATATGTGTATGCCAAAAGGGATATTAAACCTGGGGAAGAACTGACTACTAATTATAGAATGCAATCTGAGTTAGAACAACCTGAAGACTTTATGCGTAAGGGGGGTAGAACAAGAGGATTAGTGCAAATGCCTAAGCCAAGTAAGAAAGGTTTAGCATCTAAGAAGTATTCTAGAAGTCTTGAAGCAACAAACAGACTGTTTACAGAAAACAGATTGTTTAAAAAACCTAAGTCTAAAAAGAATAAAGTATTTGATCCTAATGCAAGATACTACCAAGGTGGAGGTTATGTAGACCTGGAATTAGATGCTGCTGAAATACAAAAATATATTGACGGTGGTTATGTAGTAGAAGCACTTGATTAAACTTATTAAGTTTAGTCATTAATATAAAATTTATTATATTTAATATATGAAGAAAAAAGTAAGAATTTACAAAGCTCCAGATGGTAAAGGAAAATTTGTAAACAAAACTGCAAAGTTTTTACATAAAGCACAAGAAGGTGGTCAACAAGATCAACAAGCACAGATAGCTGATTATGTTTATAAAACATTAGCTAACACTGATGAGCTTGATATGGAGATGATGAAAGATACTCTCATAGGTGAGTTAGTATCTGCTAAAATTCCTATGGATCAAGCTGAGCAAATGGTAGAAAACATTGCTGCTAATTTTGAAAGTCAAGAACCAGTTCAAGAACAGGAAGAAGAAATGGATGTCTATGATGAAGGTCTGGCAGAATTACAGCGTCAACAAGAAGAAGCTGAGGAAGAGAGATTAGCAGGCTTATCTGAAGATTATGGTTATTATGATGATACAGCTGCAGATGGTGAGGATGATGAAGATGATGATGACGATGATATACCTGAAGAAGCTTACATGCAACAAGGAGGTGATATAATTCCTGAAGATAATGCTGTAAGCTTTACTGGATACTATCCTTTTCAATATAACAGAGACAAACAAACTTCTTATCAACAAGGTGGTATTACAAAAAGAAAGTACATAGGTCAAGTAATGAAGTTACTTAAGAAACAAGCTGGAGGTGAAGAAGAGAAACCTTCTGCTGGTTTTGATCCTACTGATACCATGGATAACAAAAAGAAAAATAAAAAGGACAACTTTGTTGCAGCTCTTGCCAATTCTGCTCAAGAAGCTAAAATGAAAGAGCAAGCTGAAGCTATGTGGGAACAACAGCAACAGCAAATGATGCAGCAACAAACTCCTATGCAACAACAACAGTTTGCTCAGAACGGTGCTGAAATAGGTGGTGGAGATATTATATATGGAGCAACAGAAGAGGAAAAAGAAGAATGGAGAAGGAATAATGGGCCAAACTATTATCCAGAAATGTCAATAAGCCAAGCAAGAAGTATGAGTCCAAGAGGTTTTAGTAGAAACCAAATGAGATCATTTGCAGGTATGGTGCCACAGGGTGGATTCTTTCCAATGGGTATGAATATTATGACATATCCTCAAATGGTAATGCCGGAACAAAAACCTATACATGTTCAAGGCACCCTTCCAGGTATGAAGTTAGATGTAAGAAAATCACATTGGCTTACAGGAAGACCTTCTCAATATTCTATTGAGTTTGGTGGTGACTTTGCTATACCTGGATTTAACATGATGCCGGGTAAAGGTTATGGTAGTAAATCTACTCAAAGAAAAACTATAGAAGGTGTGTCTAGATTAGTAAATAAAAAAGCTGATCCTGGTAAAAACAATACTACAGTTTTAAATAATAATCCTGAGTATGATAAAGATGGTAACGGTGTTCCTGATAATGTTCAGAGTAATATAATACCATCAACTCCTGGTATACCTTCTGCATATGATAGAAACGCAAATAACATGTTGGATGTAACTGAAGTTAAAACAAATCTTCCAGCTGTAAATAAAAATCCTAATAAAGATGCCGTAGGTAAAGGAGCTAAAGTACCTACTAAAACTCAAACTAAAAAAACAGTTACAGCTACCAAATCAAAACAGGCTGGTCAAAATAAACCTGCAGCATCTTCAGCTAAAGTAACTAATAAAGGAAAAGCAACTGTTACTAGTTCTGATCTAATCAACAAACAAAAAAAATCAGGTTGGTCAAATAGTGTAACTGGACCAGGAGCAGGATCTTCAACATATGATTTTGTACCAAACTGGGTGAAAAGTGTTGTTGATAATAATCAGGCTAGAGATGCTGAAAATGAAAAACTTTTAGACTATTTTTTAAACAGTAAATCACCATTACTAAAACAACAAAGTGGAGGTTTTGTAGATAGTTCAAATCCAGATTTATATAAGTTTGTATATGGTGGAGATGATGTTATCACACAACAAGATATGAACTATTCTGATTCTAGAAATACAGGTAGCCCTTTCTTTGCTCATGGTGGTTTAGTTCATTATCAAAAAAAGGGTGAAGTAACAGAATATGATAAGGATGGTAATGGTGTACCTGATCTTGTTGAAAGAACACCTGGTAAAAATCCTGAAGAGAAAAAAGAAGAAAAGAAAAAAGATGAGCCTAAAAAACCCGAGTTTCAAGCTATCACATCTAAAGAAGATTATGATAAGAGACTGGCTGAGGAAAGAAAAAAATGGCAAGAAGATTATACAAAACAAAATCAATCTTCAGATGATGTTGGAGGATATGACCCGTATGGAGGATATGTTCGTAGAAGTTATAGACCAAATGCTTTTGGTAGATATTTCCCAGCCAACACAGTAAGAAGATTAGGTACATGGTCTCAACAACAAGGGATGCCTTATGATCCTAGAACAGGTGCAGGATACTTTGGAGGCTTTGGACCCAACACTAATCTTACAAAAATTGATGTAAGAAAATCTGGATGGTTATCTGGTAGACCTAAGAAGTACACTATGTACTTTAATAATTACAATGTTGATCCCAAACTAGCTGCATTTTTAGAAAGTACAAGTGGTGCTAAACCAGGTACTCAACCCTCTTCAACACCTAGCTATCCAAATACCTCTCCAACATCTAGTAATTCAGACACCCCTTCAAATAAAGAAACTCCTGAAAGAGAGTTTATCTTGCGGTTTAATCAAAAAAATCCTGAAACCAAAAATGAAGAAGCTAATTATGGACCTTCTGCTGAAGAAACTGCTGCAAGAGATGCTGCTACTGAAGCTAACAAAGGTGTTATAAGAAATTTCTCTGAGGTTGAGGGTGTACAAGATGATCCATTTGGTATTGGTATGGGTGGTCCAAGTGAAGAGCCTTCAGACTTTGAAGAGTCAACACAAACATATGATTCTCCTGAAGCTGCTAATGAATATGTTCAAGGTGAATGGGGAGATATAATGACAGATGTTTCAGAAGTTTTAGGTCCTGAGTCTCAACAAGAATTTGATCAATTCTTAGCAACCAATCCTAGTAAAGGGGCAATAGATGCTAAGATTGAAGACTTTATGCGTCAGAGAAATCAGGCAATAGGTAAAGATGCAGAATCAGTTGAAAGAAATACTTTAACAGCAGATACTGAAGAAGAGATTATGAATCAAGAAGCAATGCGTAGAAATCCCATGTTCATGGGAAATTCCGGTGCTCCTGCTGCAAATCCAAACTTTGGTGCAACTCCTGAAATTGCAACTGGTAATGACTATCAACTGTCTGACAGAGAACAAGCACAGATAGACTACATGATGCAGAATAGAAGATCTGCTCCTGTAGATTTTCAACCTTATGTTTCTAGAAAGCCATCTGAAAATCTTGCTAATCTAGCCTATACTGATAGTTTACCTGCATTACCAGCAACTCCTTTAGAAGCAGGTAATTATGAAGATATGCTTTTAAGTGGCTTTCCGCAATATACAGATGCCTTTGAAGGTGCTGCTTCTAATGATGAGCAATATCTTCCAGGAACAATGGATGACATGAGTGAAGGTTCTGTAAGAAATAGAGAGATTGCTGCTAAACAAAAATATAATCAACAACAAGCTGCTATAAGACAACAACAATTATTACAACAACAAGCTTCATCTGGTGCTGGAAACTCTAAAACTAATTCCGCTACAAGTAATGATGCACCAAAAGAAAAAGCATTTAATTCTAATAGACAAGCTAAACAGTCTGGTAACTGGACTGATGACTGGGATATTAAAGGTGTGATAAATAAAAACAAAAATCAATTGGAAACTTTAAAAGACTCACCAATTGGTACTAAAACATCATATGCAATTGAAAAAAAATGGGAAAACTTATCTAATGCACAAAGAAAAAAATATAAAAACTTTAATAACTTTTTAAAAACAGAAGGTTATGATAAATTTTATAATGCAGTAAATTCAAAACAATTCGGTGGTAATGCAAACTTAAATAGATTTGTCTATGGTGATGAAGTTACTAAAACTTCAACAGGAACAGACAGCCCGGTATCAAATACAAACAATCCAATAAATCCTTTTCTCCGTTATGATTCTGCTGGCAAACTTGTCATACCAGGTTTTGGTGAACCTGAAGAGAACAAAAACCAAGACTTAAAGACTACATTAAACTACTATGAAGGATACGGTCAAGGTGATGAGTTTAGTGCTGCTCCTGCTGGTAGTGCATCTACTATGGATGAATCAGGAAATGAAATTGTTATGTCCCCAGATGAAGCCAGAAAAAAAATTGCTGAAAATGAATTTGCGGTAGACTTCAAAAACAAAGATACTTATGAAGTAGATGCACAAGGTATGCTATTATCAGGTAATGCTGGTGCTAGAGGTATACTTGACTTTTTTGAAAGAAGGGATGAAAAAAGAAGAAATAAAAACTTTAATGATAGATTTACTGCAGACAATCTTTATGCTTCTGATCCTAGTAGAGATCGTGGTGACTATGATACTAATACTGGTTTATACAGACCTAATGAACAAGGTCAGATATGGAATAGCAGATCTAAACAATTAGGTGGTTTTATGCAAGAAGGTGGATATGCAGAGGGTGATGTAGTTGACATGACTCCAGAAGAACTGGAAGAATTTATTGCCAATGGTGGTGAAGTAGAAATTATAAGTTAAATATAATGAAAGTTAGAATTAAAAAAGTACCACAAGCCAGAACAGGTTATCAAGTACGTGGAGCTTTAGCCAATGATGTGCCAGCAATGGGTGGTGCAGACTATGATGGCTATGCATCAAAAGAAACTAAATTTAATAGAACACTCAAAGCTGTACCAAGAGAAGAAGCTAATCTTGAAGCAGAGGGTAATGAAACAGTAATGATGAATACAGGTAACATACCTGCATTTTATACTATTAAAGGACCAAGACATGCTCAAGGAGGTGTTCCATTAAATTTACCAGATGATAGCTTTATCTACAGTGATTTTAGAGAAATGAAAATAAAAGATCCTGATCTGTTGGCTAAGTTTGGTAAATCTGTAAAAGGAAAAACTGCATATACTCCTGCTCAGTTATCTAAACAGTATGATATAAATAAGTACAGACAGATATTGCAGAATCCAGATTCAGATGCTATAGACAGGAAGACTGCAGAGATAATGATCCGTAATTATAACATGAAGTTAGGAGCATTAGCTTTAGCACAAGAAGCTAAGAAAGGATTTCCTCAAGGTATCCCTGCTGTAGCTAAACCATTTATGGAAGCTAATAAACTTTCTGAGGCAGATTTTATACCACAGGAAGAAGAAGCAACAGAACCTGGAATGGAAGCAGAAGGTGAAGAGATGATGGCAGAAGAAGGACAAGCTCCTGAAACAATGCCTGATGGATCTCCAGTAGCTATGCCACAAGGAGAACCTATGCCAGAACAAGGCATGATGCAATATGGTGGATATCCAATGACCATGTATGGTATGCAAATGGGTGGTTATGCAATGCCATTCTACAATGACCCTAATCAAATGGCTTACGGTGGTGTACCAAGATTTGATAATGGTGGTAAAATTACTGGTGAAGCTTTAAAGAAGAAAGCAGCGGGTAAAAAAGCAACAACTGTTAAAGAAGTAGGAAAAGATTATGAAGACATTGGTGGTGGTAAATATGCTAAAGGTACATACTCAAAATCTGCAGGAGAAAAAAAACAATATAATAAATATACTGGAAAAGTTCAAAAACAAACACCACAACAAGTGGAAGCTTATTTAGATGGTGTTTGTAATAGAATGAAAAATGGTGATTTGCAAAATTACACTGCAGAAGAACTAGCTGGTGAATTTTTTGATAAGTCTTATATAGAGAGAATGAGAGCCTGTGAAACAAAAACAGGTGAAGAAAAAGAAGATATTGATGTAGTTCAACTTGAAGAATCAACACCTGTTAATGAACAAGAATGTGAGTGTACATATCCAGATGGTAGTACTGAACGTATGCCTAAGAATGCTGATGGTACATGCCCTCCTTGTAAAAAAGAAGTTGAAGAGGAAGGAGAATACTATGAAGAACCAATGGTTGAACAAGATGGTTATGCTCCTTGGTGGTTACAAGATACTGTAAATACTATGGGTGCATTTGGAGATTTAGCAAGTATTAAAAAATATATGCCGTGGGCTGCTAATGTTGATCTTGAAGAACCAAGACCTACATTCCTAGATCCTACAAGAGAGTTAGCTGCTCAATCTGAACAAGCTAATATTGCCGCTCAAGCTTCAGGAGCTTTTGCAGGCAATGCTCAACAGATGGGTGCTAGACTAGCAAATATACAAGGGCAGGGTGCAGCAAGCGCAGCAAATACTTTATCTAACATTAATAACCAGAATGTTGGTATAGCAAATCAATTTGAAGGACAACAAGTTGGAATTAGAAATCAAGAACAACTTATGAACCAGCAAATTGCTAATGACTTATATGATAAGAATGTTATTGCTAACCAACAGTTTGACAATGCTAAAAGACAAGCTGCACAAAATCTTAGACAACAGTATAATACTGCTGTTACTAATAGATGGAAAACAGATGCAATGAATCAATTGTATCCTGACTATGCTGTTGATCCTTCTACCGGTGGTCAAATGTACTTTAATCCTACACCAAAAACACCAAATCCAACTAGACCTGAACAGAGTGATATTGAGTATGTAAGAAGTCTAGAAGAAGCTAATATAGACAAAGATATAATTGGTAGAATGGTATCAGCACGTATGAGAGGCTCGGGTGGTGGTGGAGGAAATGACGGACCGGATCCTAATATTGCAGCACAGATGTATGGTAATAGACAAAGAGGTGGATATGTAGGATATCTTCAGAATGGTGGTTATGTCTATGCAGATACAATCTTTCCTTTTATTATGTAAACTTAAGAAGTTTACTAAACTTATAAAATTTTAATAGTTTTACACAAAGATAAAATACTATGGCAAAATTACTCTTTTTGGGAAATGATACATATACAGAAGTAGATGATGAAGATTATTATTGGTTAAGTCAGTGGAACTGGAATGCTGTAGCAATTAAAAATAGATTATATGTAAAAAGAAGTAAAAAGAAAGCACTTCTTAAATCTGGTGTAAAGTATGAAATTTTTTTACACAGAGTGATAATGAAATGTACAGATCCTGGTTTAGTTGTAGATCACATAGATAATAATCCTTTAAACAACAAAAAAAATAATCTAAGGATATGCACTAAAGCACAAAATAATAGAAATACATCTTCACACAAAGACAGTAGTTCAAAATACCTAGGTGTTACATATGATAAAGCAAGAAAAAAATGGAACGCACAACTAATGGTAAATGGCAAAAGAGTACTAACAAAAAGATATCCTACTGAAATTGAAGCAGCAAAGGCTTATGATGCAGCAGCAATAGAACATGTAGGTCAATATGCAAATTTAAATTTTAAATAAATATGGCAACTTATTTACAGAATGTGACTGATTATGTGCCGGAGTTGCAACCCTTCCAGCCTGATTTAAATTTCTATTCTAATGTACTACAGACTAAACAGTCTCAGTATGATAGTAACTGGAAAGCTCTTAATAAAATGTATGGACAGTATTTTTATGCTGACCTTACAAGAGATGGTAACATAAAGAAAAAGGATGAGCTTCTAAAGAACATGGAGTTTAATCTAAAGAGAGTATCACAACTTGATTTATCTTTAGAACAAAATGTTAATCAAGCTACACAGATCTTCAAACCTTTCTATGAGGACAAAAACCTTATGAAAGATATGGCTTGGACTAAAACATATAACTCTCAAGTAGGTAAAGCACAGGCTCTACAAGGTTCAGCAGATGCAGAAAGAAGAAAGCAATTCTGGGATGCTGGTCTTAAAGAACTTCAATATAAAAAAGAAGAATTTAAAAATGCTGATGATGCAACAGCAATGTCCTTTGGTAATGTGGCATATACACCCTATGTGAACTCTGTTGAGCTTGCACAAAAAATTGCAAAGGATGCAGGACTATCCATTGAAACAGTAGATTTTAGTCCTGATGGTAAGTGGATCATCACTCAAAAGAATGGTGAAAAACTAAGAGAGCCACTAAGTAAATTGTTTGAAGCAAGGCTTGGATCTGATCCTTCAGTACAAGCTGTATATAGAACACAAGCATATGTAAACCGTAAAGACTATGCCTATTCTAATGCTGCACAGTTTAATGGAGATCAGAATGCTGCAGAGATGAAATATCTTGAGACTAGTTTTAATATTCTTAAAGATCAAAATGCACAGAGGTATAGAGCTGTTCAAGACAGAAGTAAGAGTTATGATGGTAAGATAAAAGAAATAGAAAAATCTATTGCTGACAAAACTGCATCACCAGGTGCTGAGAAACTATTAAATGAATACAAGCAAGCTAAGGATATTAATGATAAGATTCTTGAAAGAGTTGAAAAACAAAATACTGAGTTTAACGAAACCTCTTCTAGTACACCATCAACTTCTACAGGATTTATTAATCCTTATGGTGATGTAAATTCATTAAGATGGAAAGTAGATGCTGGTATGGCCAGCATGCTTATGTCCAAAGATCTTAATGAAGCTGCAGAAATATTTGCGTATAAAGATGCTAAGACTAATATTAAAGAAAACCCATATAAGGTTCTTGAAGTTAAACATGCCCAATCAATGCAACAAATACATGCTAGAGGTTCTTATAGTGTAAGAGCTGCTAGTATAAAAGCAAAAGGAGCAACTGATGCAGCCAGAATAAGAAATGCTGGTGAGATGGAAGCTGTTAAAATGGGAGAACTTGCTAAAAAAGGTCTTGTTACACCAAAAGAAGTTCCTGTATATGATAAAAATGGACAAGTAAAATTAGATCCTAATGGTAAACCACTTACTGAATTTGTTTGGGCTAAAACTGAAAATGAATACCAAGTAAAAAATGTAACCAATAATACTGGTGAGATAGATATTTTTGACTATGCTAAAAAACAAAATGAAGGAGTAGGTGGACTTTTTTCAGCTGTAAATGCTCAGCTATCAGAATGGCTTAAGAATGGTGGTAAGTTAGGAGTTATTACAGAAGATGAGGCCGTTGGTATGTTAAATGATGAAAGAGTTCTTGGTAATAAACGTAAAGATACAAAAGGTAGATATATTGATCCTACTGCTGGTATGTTTAATAAAGATTTTACTGTAGTTGATTGGATGCAAGATTCAGGTGCAATGACAGAATATAAAGGTGTGAAAGTTGCAGATCCGGAACTTAGAAGATTTAAAGCACCAGTGGTAACAGCAGAAAATATAGGTAAACTTACTAAAGAGGATATATATAATATTGGTAAAGCACAACAACACTCTGACAGATCAGGTCTAGGTTTTGTTAAACAAGATGTGACAAAAGTTCCCTTTAATGAGGCTAACTATTATAAGACAACTATAGATAGAATAGAATCCTTTATAGCTGATAACTATGATGTTCCTTACATAGAATCAACAGCAACACAGATAAAAGAAGTGTTGTATCCAGCAAAAGTTGCTGCTGCACAAAACTATAATTTTGAAGACTGGAAGTATAAAGTAAAAGAAGCTGCTATTAAAGAGGATCCAGGAGCTGAAATGTTATTTGATGAAAATAATGAATTACTTCCAATTGAAGCTCTAAGACAAGTTGCTTCTAAAGCAGTATATGATGAGTATCAACAAGGTACACAATCTAAACAAGGTTTCTTTGAGTCAGTTGCAAATACAATAGGTTTCTATGTAAAAGGTAGTGAGTTAAATCCTGAAACTGCAAAGTATTGGAAAAGTTGGGGTGAACTATTTACAGGTGCTGATCAAGCACCAAGTACATGGCTTGGTGAAAAATATGCAAAATATAGTCCTTACTTAAGAGGACCTGGTTCTTTAGCAAGACCTGGTGAGGATAATAAAGACTATGATTATGTAGTACTTAAAGATAAACTTGAAGAAACGCATGCTAAGGTTTTTGCAAACATGACTAGTTCAAAATGGTTTGTTGACAATGATCTAGGTACTATACCTGGTGTTGCAGCACTTGGTGCAGGTGGTACAGGAATCACATCAACAATATCAGCAATTCAAGTACTACCACAAGCTGCAGGAACTAAAGGTTTTACAGCTTGGCATAGTTTTGCAGAAGACTTTAGAAGAATTGGAAACTTTGATGGTACTCAAAATGCTATTTTGTTTGGTGATGCAGCAGGAATATCTGGAATAGAAAAAACAGCAATTGCTGACTCAGATGTAGCAGTAGCACAAACTGGAAAAGGAAGAGCTCTTATAGAGGCAATGATTAGTGCACTTAATGATCCTAATACTGATTATAAACCATTTACACTAGAAGCATCAGGCATGGCTCTTTCTGATCCAACAAAAGCTGCTATGATCATAAGACCAGATGCAAAATGGTTAGAACAATTTAAATCAACAGGTAAAGATGAAGACAATAATCTACTTACTACTGATGATTACAATGCTATTCTACAAAATGGTATATCAGTAATATCTAATAGAGGTAATTTTAATAATCCAGCAATGGGTTCAACATACAAAACTCCATTAGAAAACATAGTTGATTATAATGGTTTTTATGAAGAATCTATACCTGGTGCAGGAACATTTAGAATTGATAAAGGTCAAGGTCCTGCTGGAAACTATAGAGTAAGCACCAAATTTGAAATATGGGATCCATCAACATCAAAGTTTAATGAGAATATAGTTTATGATGATCTTTTACCAAAAGATAGAAATCTTGAATTATACAGAGCAAGTGAGTTGCAACTACTTCAAGAAGCAAGATTGCATAACAAGATGTTGTATAATGGTAACTATAATTTATACTAATAATTATGGCAGAACAAGATATACCGTTTAATCCATTAGATCCATTAGGTCCTGAGTATGGAAGAGGTGATTTACCTACATTGGATACACAGGGGATATCTCCTTTTGAGGGAGATAGAATTGAACAACCCAAAATTAATTTTCCTAAAGATGAGTCACCAAAATACTTTCCTATATTACCCAGTACAGGCGGAACAATCCCACAAAAACAAGTAATAAAGAAAACAATTGGTCAACCCCCTGGGCCTGCTGGGCCTCCAAGAGGAACCTCTTCTAGAGATATACTGATGAGTCTAAGTGCTAGATCCAAAGCTAATATGAGCAGTAATCAGTCTAAGGGTACTTATGGTGGAACATATAATTATAATGCCGGTGCATCCGGCAATGCTTACTATAATAGATACCATGCCTACGGTCAAGAAAAGTTTGACAGAATTGGTTTTAGTCCTCTTCAAGATAATGAAGCAGTATTCAATGGTCAAACAAGTAAATGGGATGACTTTAGTAGAATGATGACACATTCATTTATGCCCCTATTTGGAAATGCATTTGTGTCAGGACCAAAAAGTATGGTTAAGATGCTTCAAGGTGATTTTACATCTGTAGATGCAGAGGGTGCAAAATTATATGAAGAAGCTGCTGCTATTGGTCAATCTACAAAAGGAGGCTTATTTGGGTTCTTTAATAATACAGCAATGTCATCTGCATATACAGCAGGTATTATATCTGAGGTTATACTAGAGGAACTTGCAGCTGCTGCTTTTACAGGAATTACAGGAGGAGTTGGTGGAGGTGCCCTAGTAGCTACAACGGCAAAAAATGCTTCAAGAATACCCGGCATATTTAAAACACTAAGAGGTTTTGATAAAGCTGTTGATGGTACTAAGGCTATAAGAGCTACAATGGATACACTTAATGATATAAATAATACAAGATCATACTGGAACAAATTTAAATCTGCTGTAAACACACCTCTTGGAAAATTTATTAATCCATTAGATAACACAGTTGATGCTATAGAAAGTATAGTAAGAAATGAAGATAATCTTACAGGGCTTGCTAGAACATTGTATGGTGTAAATAAAACAGCAGGTGGTTTGTATAGAGATGTCAGAGGATTAAATATGGCTCTTTCAGAAGCAAGGCTTGAAGGAGGTTTTGTTCAGAATGAAGTATATGATAAACTATACTCAGACTTTTATCAAGATAATCAAAGAAGACCAACCAATGAAGAGCAAAGACTTCTTTATAAACAAGCTAAAGAAGCTGGTGTAGAAGCATTAGGTTGGAATGCAGCCATTATACATGCCTCTAATAAAATAATGTTTCCAAATATTCTTGGACCAAGAGGTGGTATAAATAGTTTTATAAAAGCTAAAACTAGAGATATACTTGACTTAAAAGCTGGTAAAATTATATTTGAAAATGCTGGTAAAAAAGCTGCTAAAGAAGCTGTGAAAGGAATGAAGGGTTCTTTTAGATATGTAGAGAACTCATTAATGAACTCTATTAAGGGTATTGCTAAAGATCCTGTAAAAGCAATTCCCAAAGTTCTTGGTTATGCTAAGGCAAATTTTTCTGAAGGTATCCAAGAAAACTTACAAGAAGTAATTTCTGAAACAACAAAGAACTACTATGTAGATTCATTTAAAGATCCTTCTTTAGCAAACTATAATTATGCAAGAAGTCTTTTCAATACTTCACTCAGAGGTCAGTTTTCAGCAAAAGGTTTTGAAACCTTTGCTTCTGGTTTTGTAATGGGTATGTTTGGTGCACCATTAAATCATGTTGTACCTTTATTAAGTTATGGTAAGGCTAGACTGTTTAATAATGAGAAATACCAAGAGTATGTGAGTGCTAAACAAAAAGTTGGTACTCAAATGGTTAATCATTTAAATGAGTTAGGTGCAGATCCATCTGAGTTTTTTAACTCTAAGATAACTAACCTTGCTGTGCAGAATAAAGCTGGACACATAATTAAAAACGGTAATACAAAAGAAGTAAATGATGCTAAGTCAGAATCATTTATCAATCAGTTAACTACTGCTTTTGAAACTAATACACTTGACTTTTTTAAAGATCATTTAAGTTCATTTAAACAATACACTCCTGAGGAGTTTGAAGAGGCACTAGGACTTGAAAAAGGAACAGGTGCTGAGTATCAGGCAAGAATAGATGATATTCTTAAACATGCTGATAACATGCAAACTACTTACAAGAATCTAAACCAAAAGTATCCAGATCAAATTAATCTAGATGATTACAAAAAAGGTAGTGATGACTATAACAGAGCTGCTATATACAAGTCAGCTTTAGCTGAGGGTAAAAGAAATGCGGTATTCTTTAAGCACACATATGATGACACTATGTCAAGGATGTATGATATATCAAATACCTTGTTAGCTGAGAAACCATTAAAGAATATGTCTGCTTCAGAAATGCAAGCAATATTTGAACCATCTAGAATGAAGTCTGAGATGGAGATGATGAGATATGAGATTGAGACACTAAGACAATCTGGTAAGGCTGAGGATTCTGCAAAAGCTGATAAGATAGAAGGTAAGATAGGTGCTATGGAGAATTTCCTCAAAGCACTTAATTACAGAAGTAAACACTATGCTGCAGATCCAAGCAAAATTAAATCTGATTTTATTGATACTCTTACTGATGAACAGAAAGAGCAAATAAATGAAGAAGAATTGGATGCATTACTTGACAGAGAACTTGAGGCTCAGAACATGGTTAGAAGATCTGATGAGTCTGATCTTAAAGTTGATAACCTATTTGAGAGAGCTTATAAAGACTATCTTAAAGCAGTTGCCGGTGTTACTGATGATACTTATTTTGATGAGGCAGCGGACAGTGCTTTTGAAAAGATACTTGATTATTATAATCTAGAAAAAGAATCTAGAGATATGGCCAAGTATGTTAACTTGCTTAATAATCCTGGAGACTTTGCAGATTTAGTTGAAAGACACTTTGAGTGGAAAAAACAACTATGGGAAAATAGAAAAGATTACTATAGGGATCAAGTTCAAGCTAGTATGAATGCATTTGCAGATAATGCTTTGCTGAATCAGTTAGCTGATGAGAACTTTTATGTAAGCTTGGATGACTTTGCAAGATGGCAAGAGACTGGTCAAGTGCCTGATGAATTTTTTAATGATCAGAAAAATATAGTTGTAAGAGAAGGTACATCAGAGTATGATAGATTTTCTGCAATATTTGATGCAGCATACCTAGCAAGACAAGCTGGAGTACTAGATGAGAATCTTAACTATGATGAGGAACTTAAGAAAGAACTTGAAGAACTTGATGCACAAAAGAATGAAGAATTAAATGCTCTTCCTAAAACAGAAGTGATGACTGAACTTGATCCTGTTGAAGCTAGTAAGGGTTCTAAAGTTACCGCTAAAGATATAGAAGATCAAGTACAAAACACTGAGTATATAGATATCACATTCAAAACAAAAGAAGGTAAAGATGAGATCACTCTATATAGAACAGAAGATGGTGATTTTATTAATGAGGTTACAGGTGATGTTGTTGATCTTGTTGCAATGAAGTTAGATATTCTTGAGAATAAAAGATATAGAAATGATCTCCAACCAGATCCAACACAAGCTCAAGAAATTGAGAATGTTTACAAGAATAAAAAGGCTGATATTATAAACAAGTATGCTGAGAAAAAGGCTGTACAAGCTGAGGAAGAAGAAACATCTGTTGAAAAACCTGAGGCTAAAAAAGCTGAACCAGTTACTTATAGTGCTACTGATGATTTTAGTAGTTTAGATAAAACTTTACAAGATCAATTACAAGAAGCTTTTGTTAAAAATGTTCCAGAGGCAGAAGAGTTTGATGATGAACAGTTCTTTAATGAGCTCAGAGCATTTACTAGAACTAGTGGTATTGCTAGAAGAATAATTGATGAATACAATAAAAAATCTAAACTTACTGCAGCTACTGAAGTAACAGGAGTTCCAGAAAAACTAGTAATAAAGTTATCTGGTAAAGAAGTAGATCTTACTGATCAACCGGAGTCTGTAATTAAAAAGAACAGACAGTTACTTATGATGCAGATTAATAATATGCAGAATAAGGATAAGAGAACACCTGATGAAAACTTGATGCTAGCAGAAGCTAAGGCTGATAAAGCTAAGATAGATAGATATCTTAAATCAAGAACTACTCAAGAGATATCAGAAAAAATGCAAGAGACAATCAATAGATTACAACTTGTATTTGATGCTCAGTCTAAGTTGGAAAAAATCAATGAGGCATATTATGTAGATAATCAGTTAATGAAAAGAGTTACCCGGGCAATTGAAGAGCTTGGTGTAACTGAGTATTCTTATTCTGATGAAACCAAAGTATTAGCTTCTGTAAATCAGACACTTGTAAAAGGTAAATCTGTAGAAGATTTTATTGCAGATCTAAGAACTAAAAAACCTAGTGGCTTTAGTGAGTATACTTACAATGAACTAGCTAAAGAACTTAAAGCATTTCTTAATGAAACTTCTGTTAGTAATGAAGCTAGTATAAAAGCTAAGAAAGCTGATATAGAAAAAGAAAGAGAAGAAAAAGTAAATGAGTTTCTTAGAAATATAAAAAATAATAGAGGAGAAAAAAGATTTGATGATCCTAATCTTCAAGATGAGTTAGAAATTAAACAACATTCTAGAAATGTAGCTAAAGCTTTAGCTGACGGACAAACTATTACTTTTGAGTTTCTTAAAGCTAATTTAGGAGCAAAATTTACTACAAATAGTTCTAATGTAGTAACAGTTACTACAAATAGAGGTACGGGTAATATTGAGCTATCAGAAGAAGGTACCGTTAGATATATTGCTATAGATAAAAATAACAATATTACTTATGACTTTGAGGATAGAGGAAAAGAAATAAATCTTAAACAAGCTAGAGCAATAAGTAAAGCAGAAGCAGATTATCAAAAAGAATTAAAAAATATCAATGCTAAATATGATGCAGAACTAGCTGCTTTAGAACAACCTGTTGAAGCTAAAATTAATATTCCAAAAGATCAGGAATTACTTCAACTTAATCTAGATGCACTAAGAGAAGATCTTAAAGTAGAACAAGGTGAGTTTGGTAATCCTGAAAGAGCTCAACAAATAAAAGATCAAATTGCTAAGCTTGAAAAACAAATTGTAAAACCATCAGGAAAATCTGCAGAGGATATTAGAAATGAAGTTATGGCAATTGTCAAGGAGAAAACATATGAAGCTTCTAGGATTGCTGGTAACTATGTGGATAACCAAATCAAAAACATATTTGACCCTAAGATAGGTAAAGCTGTGTTTGATGAGAATAGTATTACTAGGATTGCGTTTAATAACTTATTTGGTCCAGAAGGTATTGTTACAGATCTTAAAGCCAAGTTTGACAGAAATGAGATTGCAGTATACACTAAAGATATCAGAGTCTTTGACAAGGATGCAGGTATAGCTGGTGAGATAGATATCATCATAGTAGATAGAGATGGTAATGTGAAGATAGTTGATGTTAAAACAGGTGAGGCTAGTAAATGGAATAACTTCCAAGACAAGAAAAAGTTTGGATACCAGAAACAAAAAGACTACATCCTACAGCAAACATCCTATGCTAACTTGTTATTCAACATGACAGGTCTTAATGCTTCCATAGGTATATTCCCAATTGAAATAACTAAAGATGATGAGACAGGTAAAGTATTAACTGCACAGTCTCCAAAAGTTTCTTCAGGTTTACTTCCAGGTGCATATGAAATTCCATTAGATAAGTCTTTATACCAAGCAGAAATTGACTCTATTATACCTAGAAAAGGTGTGGCCGTTGATTCTAAAGAATCTGCAGAGGCTGCTAATCTTGAAAGTATTCCAAGACAAGATGGTGATGATGCTCCTTCACCAGCAGTTAAAGCTCAAGAGACTCTTGAAGAAAAACCTATTGGTGTTGGAAAAGGTAATGCTGATCTGGCTGCACAACTTGCAATGAAGATCAGACTTGCTAAATCTAAAGATTCTATTAAAGCAGCACAAGCTAGCTTAAATAAAGCTGTTAACAAACTTAGTGCGGCAGAAGTTGTTGAATTATCTAATCAGTTGCAGGAAAAACTTGATTCATTATCTGAAGGAATTTTACAATTAAATAAAGAAAATCTTAAAGAAAATGACAAACTTATTGTAAAAAACCCTATATTTATAAAAGGGGCTAAGTGGGCTATTTTTGGAAACACTCTAGTCATAACTGATGTAAGTGACACAGGAGTTACTGTAAGAAAAGCTAGAGGTAAAAAGACAGAAACCCTTACATTTGCACAAGTAAATGCATTAACAACTTTAAAAGATAGTCTTGAAGACATGAAACCTACAACAGAAAAACCTTTAACTAAAAAAGAACAAGATATAGTTGCTAAGTCTAAAGCAAACATTGATGACTTTGTAAAAGACTTTAATAGATTAGATGCTATTGAAGCTGAGGCAGACTCAATGAGTATTGAAGACTTAGAAGAAAGATTATTTAACCAAAATATTTGTGAGTAATGGCTATTACATGTACACTGGGAAACCAGCAGTTGGAGGTATTATATGCTGTAGTTTATAAAAACATGCAAAATGTTCCAGAGGGAACACCATTTGATGTTAGAACTTTAATGTCTAGACTATATGAGCAACTTAAAGAAAGACAGGGTGAAGGTCCTGCTGTTGAGTATGTTCAAGCAATCCCATATCTTGCTGGTATATTAAGTTATAGACTAGATGATGTTGAGATAAGTCCAGAGACTGATCTTAGAAATCTAGCTAGAACCTTGATGAACCCAGAGACAGGCTATGCAGAAACTCTTAAACTTGTTGGTGGAGGTCTAACACCAGAACAACTTAGTATTATAGCTGAGGCAGAAGAAGAGGTTAGTGAAGATGAAGAACCTGCACCGGTTAAACCAAGACCAGAGTTTAAAGATACTAATGACTATAAAGCAGATGATGCTTTTACTTCTACATTTGAAGAGTATCTTACAGTAAACCCTAATGAAAAACCTGAAAGCTTTGCAGAACAAATAGATCCAGATAAATCATATATCTATGCTACTCTTAGAAAGATAAATGATGAAATGAAAAGAGATCTAGATAGAGATCTTAATACTGATTTTGTTTTCCAGGGTAAAACTTTGAAACTAAAAACAATATTATTATCTAAGCTTTCAGTAAATGATAGAACTGAATATAGTAACAACTTTGTTAAAAGAGCTAATAGTATTCAAAATCCGGATCCTAAAGTAAAAAAACCAAATGAGATTGTTGCTTTAGTAGTTACTGATGAGAAAGGAAACTATATTTACTTTGATAATAATGGTAATGTATCCACTAAAGAAAAAGGTGGTAGAGTAGTTTACCAAATGATGCGTGATGCTAGAAAAGAAGGTAACAAATATAGAGTTACTGATATCTATGGTAGAACAGATCAAATTCAAACTCCTGAACAGATTGCTGAGAACATGATGAACTTCATGGGTTATAAAGACAAAGCTGCATTTGAAGAGGGTGAAAAAATTTCATTTACAGACTTTGTAAAAGATCTTGCTGAAGAACAACAAAAACAATTCAAAGCTCTATATGAGTTAAGAAACTCTATTGTAGAAGGAGGTAAATCAAAGTTACTTAGATTAAGTAGTATCTCAAGTGGTGTTAGAATCAAAACAGATCCTAACCAAAAAGTAACCTTGCAAAACCTTGCTGGACAATTTCCTATGAATAGTAATGAGATATTAAGCAGTATGCTTGTACTCAATACTCCGTCAAAAGGATTTGAAGCTGGTGCTGCAGTAGTTAACATTGAAGGTGAAACTTATAAGGTAGATAGATCAGATATAACAGAAGACTTGGCAAGAAAGATAGCTAAAGCTCTTACGTCTAGCTTATCTGATGAAGATAAAAATAAATACTATTCTCAGTTCTTTATAGACAAAGGTTTCTTTGGTACTAAAAGACACTATGCGGCATTTAAAAAAGGGCAGTTCTTGTTTACATATGACACATATACTGAACAAGAAATGAAATTAGATAAAGCCAAAGCTCAGTCTAATCAAAGAAATGCAATTGATCTAAAATCACCTACAGCTGAAGAAGATATCTATAAAATACTTATGTCAGGTAAATCTAGTACTAGTGGTACAAGGTTTCCGGCCAAGATCAGATATGATGATACAGCACTAGATCAAGAAGTATATCTTGACTTTCAAGATGGCAAACTGGTGCCTGCTAACTACTTAGATTTTTTAACTACTCTTCCTGCTCAGATATTTATAAATGGTGCTAAGGTTGTACCTTTTTATAACTCATATATGAGATTTAGAGTTCCAACAGAACTTAGTGAAAAGATTGATACTGCTGCTGAAAAAGTTAAAGAGAATGCTGAAAAGAAATCCGCTATAAGAACTAACAAAGATGCTCTTGCTGATGCTATCAAAGCTTCATCTACAAAAAGCATAATTACCACAACTATGGGTATGACTGCTTCAGGTATTACACCTGACGGAAAACCTTATGCTAATTTTAAAATTGCTAATCCTATCAAAGAAGGTCAAGCTGTTAAGATATATCTAGAGCAGAAACAGGAGTCTGAGAACTTTAAATTTCCAAAGCATGGGCAGAAAGTTCTTCTTGAAGTTGCTACTATAACTGTAGATAATAAAGTTATACCAGATGTAGTACAAGTATTTGATTATACAGGAGATAAGAAGGGTGTATTACTTGGGCAAGCAGCTGAGACTGACTATGCAAATGATGAGGCTGAAAGAGATTACACTGCAGAACCAGGAGATATAGTTGAAGAAAAAGTAGAACCAAAAACTTCAGTTGAGGAACAAATTAATAAAGTAATAAACAACCCTAATGTTTCTCAACCTTCAGATAAAGGTAGCGGTATTAGTGGTTTATTTAGTCTTGATAGAAAGACTGCTTTACCACAAGGTGTTACAGCTAAAAAAATAGATGATGATAAAAAATGGTGGAGTAAATCCCCACTAAATAAATTTATTGAGTTAGATCACTTAGCAAACATAGTAAACTCTGATGCCTATGCTAGATTTATAGTTGACGGTAATACTCTTGCTAATGGAGGCAAACTAGCTAGGATAGAATTATACAAGTCAGGTTCATTTGCTGATGTATATCATGAAGCATGGCATGGATTCTCTCAGTTATATTTAACCAGAGATGAAAAGATTAAGCTCTATAATGAAGTTATTGCTAATGATCCTAAGTTAAAGAATGCTTCCTTCTTTGAGATAGAAGAGAAACTTGCAGAAGACTTTAGAACATATGCACTAAACCAAAAAACTAAGAAAGGGTCTCCAGTTAGAAATACACTATTTAGAAAAATCTGGAACTTCCTTAAAGAACTATTTGGCATACCTGGAGTACAAGATATGTCTCCTAACCTAGTAGAACAGAATAATACAGTTACTGAACTGTTTAACAAGCTCTACATGGCTAGTGAGAACCCAAGTTTATTAAATAGCTATACTCCACTTGTAGATAATGTAATGTTTGATATACTTAATAGAGGTATCAATAATGTCAATCAACCTAAGGAGGATTCATTAAACAAACAAGATGCAGTAGTAGTTTCTGAGTCTATAGATTCTGTCATATCAGAAGTAGTTGATGAGGTAAATAATGACCCATCCAATAACTATGGTAAATCTGCTACTCTAAAGCTCCTAACTAAATCTCAGAATAAAGTCCAGTTATATCAGCTTGTAAGACAAAGATTTCAAGAAAGACTTAAAAACATACAAGATAGTTTAACATATAAACCAGAAAAACCTTTTAATAGTTTCCAAGATGTTGATGCATTAGAAAAAAATGCTGCAGCTATTATTAGAGACAAAGATGGTAATCATCAATATGTGTTCTTAAGATCTCAGATTGATGATTATAATAACTTAGAGTTAGATACAAAAGCGGGAACCAGACAGAAGGGTGATTTATATAAAGAAACCATAGAGATAATCTCAGATTTCTATAAGCACAATGCTGTTAATAATGCTAACAATGAACCAGCTGATATATTAGTAGTTACTGACATTGAAGAAGCTAGGAACCAATATGATAACTATGTCAAAGGTAAAGATGAAACTATTACTGAGTTTGTTGAAAATGAAGATGTAGTAAATACATTACCAGAAGTAACTTATGAGCAAAGTCAGGAACTAGATAATGTAAGGATTCTGCAGACTGCTTTAAACAACTGGGGTGATCCAACTAGCGGTGTTGTAAAATATCATATTGAGAACAGCAGATTTGATCTTATCAGACAAAAGATTACTGATATAGATTCTGAAAAAGATGCAACTGGTGATGCAACAGCTAGTGAAAAGTTTGAGAAAAAAGCCGGTGAAATGTCTCTATTAGAGATGGCTGACCAAGAGATAGTTTATATCCTAAAGAGTTTGTTTAAACAAACTAAGAAAGGTACTAAGTTTGTAACTACTACTAATAAATTAGGCTTCAAAGACCTAGGTAACTTTAGCCAAAACTGGAAGAATACCGTAAGAACTTTGAATGGTATTACTGATCCAAAGCAAATGTATACTGCAATTGTTGAGGCATCTAAAATATATCCTGAGTTTGAACAGTTATTAAATAAGATACCTGACCCATCATTACCTACTACACCTGCAGAGAATGATATTATTACTTCTATGTGGCAAACATTCCAGAAACCTGCAGCTACATTGCTACAGTTAACCGGATTCAAACAAGATGATGGAAGTATCATAACTGAACTTACAAATGCTGCAGTAGATGTAGCAAATACTATTAGAGAATTTGGTAACAGATTTAAAGCTGATACTAGAGATGCATACATAGAAAGAATAGATAATCAATCTATGTTAAATGTAACAGCATTGATAAGAAACTTTTCAGATTCTAATGGTAATTTAGACCCAGATAAAGCTTTTAAGTTTTTAAATGCAATGGGCTTTTATCTTGATGACCTGAAGGTTATAAAGGATGAGCTTAATAGCATACAAGGTGTAAAAAAATATGGTGTTGATTATATATTCAATACAATAAAAGCTATAAGTTATAGTGAGAATGCTCAAACTGTAAGTAAGGCAGCTGCTGATGTTATCTCTGAGTTTAAGAAAGATCCTTTAGCTACATTGGTAAAAGGTATTCAGCCTCAAATTATTGGGTCAACATCTAGTTTTGTATATACTAAAGGTTCTAAACAGAAAAACTTTGTTGAGAAGATAGCTGGATTACAAGTTAAGTATGGTGTTGATGCTTCTAACTTTACAGCACTTAACCCAGAAAGAAACTTAGTAAACAAACATATAGAGCACAGCAGTGCTAGTATGATTATTAATGGTTTTAATCAAGCTACCAAGCTTGAAGACTTCTGGAAAAAAGATGAGTTAAAATATATGAGCTCATTCAATCCTGCAGTAAATCCTTTTGTTGAAGACTTACAAATTACTAAATCCTTATTTGATTTAAGTAAGCCTGAGAAAGCAAGAAGAACAAGCAGATCTCTTGACTTAATACTTGACATGGGTACTCAAATTGCTGAGTTCACTGTTGAAGATGAAGATGGTAATAAAATTACTAAGTCTATTGGTACTAATACTACTGCATTAGATCAGTATAGTAAATTCCTACAAGAGTTTCATACGTTCTTTAAAGGAGGTTTGCAAGAGTTCCTAAGAGCTGGATCTAAGTCTACTTCTATGGCTTTGAGAATAGAGGGTGGTATTATGTCTGAGATTGGTGACAGAAAAGATCCAAGATACTATGTTGATTTAGATAAGTTTCTACCAGAAGGTAATGGTGAATCATTTGCATTTGACAATATTATTCTACCTTATATATCTGCAGAGACTGAAAGAATCAACAGATTTAAGAACTCTTCTATAGCCAAAAACTATACTGGGTATAACAGGGAGTTTAAGAATGGTAAAATGTATGGAGAGTCATATGTATATTTTGATTCCATACTTGATAAAGATTTACAAGATGATATTTTAGCTGTGGTTAATAAACCTGGTATGAAGTTAAAGGACTATGTTAAAAATGATCCTAAACTTTATGACAGAATAAAACAAAGAGTAAATAAATACTTCAATAATGGTGCGGAAGAAGTTTATCAATACTTACAGAAAGCTAAGTATATAGATAAAACTGTCATAGATAGATTAAATATACCTACTGTATCTACAGCGGACAGAGAAAGAATACTTGCTAAAGCTTATATGTATAATGCATGGATTCATAACTTTGAAGTTTCTCAAGTTATCTTTGGAGATATTGCACAATTCAATCATAAGAAAGAGGAGTTTCATAAAAGAACTTCAGGAGCTATTTCCGGTGGTCCAAAAATTAGAACTGACAAAGCATTTAGAGATTTCATAAATGATGTCAACAGTAAAGAAACTGGATTTACATGGGATAGAAATGCTTATGCTAAAACTCTAGGTAGTCCTGACTATATTAAGTTTACTTACAATGGTACTGTTAATACTGCTATTATGCAAGATGCAGATAGAGATAGTATTTATAAACCAATGATTGAAAAAGCTATCAGAGAGGATTATGAAAAAAGATATGCTGGTAAACCTAATGCTGCAGAGGAAGTAGAGAAAAGGGTTAAGATTGAAGCTGATAAGTACTTGAAAATGACTGAGGCTGATGGTCAAGGTTATATTACAATTGATGCATACCGTACACTTAAGAAGGGTATGAATAAGTGGAGTGATCAGCAAGAAGCCCTTTATCAAAAAGTAGTATCTGGTCAAGAAATCACAGCAGCAGATGTTGTAAATTTTTTCCCAGTATTCAAGTTACAGAACTATGGTAACTTGGCAGGTACAGTGTTGCCAGTAACAGCAATGCATAAGTTTGCTCTTATGCCTTTAATACCATCTGTAATTAAAGGATCTGACTTAGAGACTCTACATCATGAAATGTTGAGAAACAATATTCAGTATGCAACATTTGCCAGTGGATCTAAAGTTGGTGGTGTTACTGCTGACGGGAAACCAGATAACATTTTTGCTGACAAAGAGCAAAAGATTATAAAGGATAAGTTAACTCTTACTCCTAATACTGTATATGTAGAGTATCTTAAAGAATCAGCTAGTGTTCCAGATTATTCTAAAGGTAAAGTTGTATTCTCTACTCAGTTGAGAAAGCTATTACTTAATGGTTTGTACCAAGATGGTAAGATTATAAATACTGAGTATGAACCTGTTGCTAACAGATATAAGACCGCAGTAGATAACTATACTAATCTATTAAAGCTTGAGCTCCTTGATGAGATCAACTTTAAGAAAGTGGGTGATACTTATAAAGGTAACATTGAAAACTTACTTAAATTAATCCAAAGAGAGCTAAGAAGAAAAGACATGCCTGAGCATTTAGTTGAGGCTATTGGTCTTAATGAAGATGGTACCTTAAAGAATGACTTGTCAATACATCTTGATGCCCAGACAATTGAGAAGACCATAATGTCAATTGTAGAGAAAAGATTTGTTAAGCAAAAACTTTATGGTGAAGCACTAGTTCAAGTATCAAGCACACTTACTAGAGGTATGTGGTCTAGTGGTATTAAGTTTACTGAAGGTACTGAAGCTGAGAGAGAAAAATTACTAGGTAGTAATACTCTTCCTTTCTATGAGCCCGGAAAAGATGGTAATACAAATGCCATGAAAGTTTCCATTGGTCTTCAAGGTGAGTTCAATAACTTACTTAATAAAGAATGGAAGGGTGAGAAGATAGGTACTATCCAAAGACTTAATGAACTTATCAAAGATGAAGAGTGGCTTAATACTGATGATAACAGAAAGTCAATTACATTAAGTGCTGTTAGGATTCCAGTTCAGGGTCTTAACTCTATGGAGTTTATGGAAGTTTATCACTTCATGGATCCTAGTGCTGATAACATGATCTTTGTTCCATCTGAACTTGTTGCTAAGTCTGGTGGTGACTTTGACGTTGATAAGTTAACTACATTCTTTCCACACATAGCTTCTGATGGTACGTATGTTACTAGTAAAGAAAGCACTGGAGACTTTATCAATAAGATAAATACAGAAAGAGAAAAGACCAATAAAAGTTTTGCTGGTCAGATTAAAGCACAGAAGAAAGCTGCAGAGAATGAGTTACTTGAGTCAATTAAAGGGGTACTTGAGTTACCAGATAACTACGTAAACCTTGTGAGACCAAATGATACATATATCTTACAGGATATTTCTGAAGAACTTGAGAACATAGTAAGTGACTATAATAGATTTGTAGGTGGTGATAAAGATGCAAAACAAATTACTCCATCAATTACACTTCATCCACTATACAATGTACATAAGCATGGTGTAAACATGGAAGGTAAAGATGTACTTGGTATTGCAGCTAATGAAAATGCTATTAGTCCAGTCTTTGATTCTGTTGGTGCGGCAATGCCTGCAAGTTATTATCAAACTCAATTTAGTAAAAAACTAGGAAGGGATATTGAACTTAAATCTGCTCCTAAGTTAGCAATGAGATTGTTTTTACCACATAATAAAACAGATGATGGTAGAATATCACTTTCAAAAATCTATGATGTTGAAGGGGTGAACAGTGTGGCTGAATTATTTTCACAAGCTATTAATGGTACTGTGGATGTTGAGAAAAATCCGTGGATATTCTTTATTCAAGGTAACATGGAAGTTGCTACAACACTGTTCTATTTATTTAAAGCAGGGGTTCCAGTAAGAGATGCTATCTTCTTTGTTTCCAATCCTTTAGTTAGAGATTATGTTAACAATCAGAAAAGGTTAAAAAGTGCTTATGGTGAGTTTACTGGAGATGCTCCAAAAAGTCCAAACTTTGTTAAGTATAACTCAGCTGTTTTAACACTAAGTAATATCATACCTGATATGATTGAGAATGGTCTAAAAGATTATAATGGTGAAATGTTTATTACCACTCAGTCAAGATATGAAAAACCTCAAGTACAAAGAATAACAACTGAAGTATTTAAAGAGGAACTAAGAAAAGGTAATATACCTGTAGATGATATAATGACTCTTGAAAAAGTTAAGGGCAGTCCACTCACAAAAATACTTTATACCAAACCTCAAATTACAGGAAAGACTTATTTTAAGACTGTAACTAACTATGTAAACAAACCAAATGTTCTTAAAAATGGAACATTTAGTTTAGCTGACATGGAGAAACTGGTAAAAGAACCTGGTCAAGAAAGCTCTAACTTAGCTGTGTCCATGTTCCTACATTTTCTGGAAATAGAAAAACAACTTAAGGGTCTTGGTGCTCTCAAGAGAAGTTCAAAACCGGATACTCAGACATTTAAAAGCCCACAAGAAATTTTATATAGAGATGTAAATATTGATCTTCTTACTGAAAATTCCAAAGTGGATAGTAATTTAATGACCTTATTACAGACTGATTCAGTTTTAAGCTCATTGTTTGATAAGAGTATTATCATGTCTATGCTTAACCCATTATTTAAGTTAAGGGATAATACTAAACTCAATGACTTTATACTTTCTAAAATAAGACTCAATGCTGATATTATTAAAAATAATTTTGGTCAAGGTAAAGAAGGAGCTTCTAGATTCATAGATGAGTATAAAAATGGAATGATTAATTTTATCTATCAGAATTACATGTCTAATATTATAGACTCTAATGGTAAGATAACAAATACCCCAGATGACTATAGAGGATATAAAGTTACTACTAATAACTCCCAGGAGAAAGATGTAGTTATAAATAAAGATTCAGAAGGAAAAATAACAAGTATATCTGTTAACTACAACCTAATTGAATCTGACTATGATAATAATCTATATCTTGGTAAGAATAATGCAGTAGATAACTCTTACTTTAAGAGAGGGTTAAAAACATTTAGACAAGCTGATGCCTTATTCCCGGATAAAACAAGCTTTTTAAAATATGTTTTAGAAAGAGAATATTTAAGAGAAACTTATAAAGATATTATTCCAGCTCAATCTCTAGAAACATATCTTGCAGATAAAGCTCTTATGCATACATTTAATAGAGCTGTAATTATGCGGGATAATGAACATTCATACACTGATAAAGTGATGAACATTGTTAAAAACTTTCCTTCATTAAAGACACAGTTTCCTATACTAGAACAAATATCAAGAGTACCAAGTAAGACTGGAGATAATATATTAACTCTTAATGACCGTAGAATACTTTCTGCAGCTGAGTCTGAAATATATGTTCAGAATATAAAACAACTTGCTGATCCTAATATAAGAAAAGTAGAAGACCCTTTCACTAACAAAGCAATTAGTGATGTCTTTGGTTTATTCCCACAGATAATGGTATACCAGCATGGTGTAGGTAAATCTAAATATGGATTTAACATGGCTCTTCCTGTAGATAAGTACAACACTATAATGAAGTATGCATCTAAAGTGTTCTCAGATAACTACATGAATGCTAAAACATTTGAAATTATCTTTGATAGACTTACAGCAGTTAAGACTCCATTTAAGTCTTATATGATTGATGCTACTAAGTTTGAAGAATTTGCTCCGGCTAAACCTGTTGAAGTTACTGAAGAAGAACTACTAGAATCTGATCCAGAAGAAGAACAAGCACCCGTTGTTAAACCTGAAATTAAAACAGAAGAAATTGAGGAAAGTATAGTACCAGAAATAGTTACACTTGACAGTTTGTCTAAAAACTCTACATTTCAAAACATGACAATTGAATTTGTTAATGAGATTGTGACTGATAAAGCTATACCAGTTGCAATGCGTAATATAAATAAAGGTGAAAAGATACTGATTGTATCTGAACTAATGAAACAGAAATACAATGAGAAAGCCTGGTTATCACCTGCTCAACAAAGGGATGGATCTTTTGCAACACCATTAAGAGAAAATTCATTTAATAGTTTTAATGAATTTCTAACCTTTGCACTTTTACATGAAGCTGCTCATAATTATATTTTAAAATTAGAGACAGAAACTATTGGAGAGTATGAGGATAGAATTAATCAAGAAGCATTATCTAAACTTTCATTATTAGTAACTCAACCAAAAGTTGAGGAAGATTTAACTACCTTTACGGAGACAAAAGATACTGAGGAGGATGACTCTGATGATATAGATAATAATTGTAGCAATCCATTTTTAGGAGAATAATTTATATGATATGGCAAGATCTGCATGTACAAACAAGAATTTAAGATTTAAGTCCTCTGAAGCTTCAACCAAAGCTAACATGAGATCATTAGGAATTGTAGATAAATATCTCAATATCCAGGACTATAAAAAGTTCCTGGATTATAACTCTAAGTGGTCAAAGTATGCTAATGAAAAATATGGTATTGAAGGTCGGTTATTTACTTCAGAGTTTGGTGGAACCAGAGCTTTACCTAACAAAGAAATGTTTCATCAGATAGATGCTTTCAAAGGTATTTTTTATAAAGAGAATGCATATCTTAGACCAGATTATTTACCAGAAAGATCTAAACCAGATATTGTTCCATTTGAATTTAATAAAGAAGATGTAAGTCAGGAGAGAGCAGAAAGAGTTCTCAACTCTCTTGGTGAAAAGTTAATGCTAACTCTAGGAGTTCCTTACCAATATATCACAGAACAAGAGGCTATTGATACTCTTGCCGGAACAAGTACACCATATAAAAATCAACCAGGGTTTTACTATGGTAATATGGTATATTTAGTTAAAGGTAAAGCAAACATGAACACAATGATTCATGAGTTTGGTCATCCGTTAATTAAAGGTATTGCAATCCAAAACAATAAGTTATTTAATAATCTATATAATAAAGCCAAGCTTACAGCTACCGGCCAAAGTATTATTGAGCAAGTGAAGGCTCTATATCCTAATTTACAGTTTGAGTCTGATAGATTTATGGAAGAGGTTCTTGTTAGGTCTCTTGAGAGAGATGCTGAGAATAAAATTAATAAGCTTCAGCAACAGGATCCAGAGTTCAATAACTTTATCAGCATGCTTGTATATGCTATAAAAGAACTCTTCAGAAAAATATCCAAAGTTATTTCTGTAAAAGAACTTAAGTCAGATACAACTATAGACCAGCTTACAGACATGTTATTATTTGAGGACATTAAGATAGCTAATCTTAAGTTTGATGAGACAGACTATGCTGAAATGAAGAATGAGTTTGATGATTTAGTTGATGCACTTCAGAATGTAAGCACTAAAAACTTGCAGAATGCTATCAATGAAACATATGCTGAGGCTAAGTATCAAATTCAAGTATTAAAAAGCTCTGGGAAACTAAAGAAAGAACTTGTTGGTGAAGGTGGTCTTGCTATACTCAGTAATCTTAAAGGTTTCCTAGCTAGATATCAGAATGTTGATGTAAAAGATATTCCTGTTGAAGATGTGGCAGAAGCATTACAAGCTCAACAAGAAGAATTTAGAGTAAGAGCCACTGCACTTGTTGAAAGTTTGTCCCAGGTAAAGGTGTTTACCACTAAGATAGAGAATATCTTAAATGAAATGGAAGATAACAACAGCTACCTTACTGATGATGGTATATCAAAAGTCTCATACTTTAATGACTTCTTAGCTAGACAGGATAGATTTCTAAAAGCAATAAAGAAAACAGTAGGTTTATCTAGAACCAATGAGTTTGTTAAAGAAGTATCTGATATATCTGATATAGTTTCTGTTGCCAGAGATAAAGTTAAAGAACTTAGAAAAGAATATGCTCTTCAGTTTATGCAAGATAACACTGCATTTATGCAAGATGAACTTGAACAAAGACTGAAAGAAAGAATAAACACTTATCTTAAATTAGATAAAATACCACAAGCACAGATAGATGAACTCATAGAAAAGATTATATCTAATCCTGATGGTAAGACACTGACTGTAAAAGAACTAGGTCCTGGAATTAATCCGGCCAGAGGTGCTGAACTTGTTAGAGAAGTAGGTGAATATTATCAAAAAAGACTTACTAGAGATTCATTAAATAGTTGGATTGAAGGTACTGCAGAAGACATTGGCTTTCTTGAGTCCATGTTAAATCCTTATATGTCTATTGATGATCCTCTTGGTAGCTTTGTTAGATACATGAAGACCAAGTTATCTGATGCCGAGCAAGTTAGTCTAAGAGAAGAAACAGATATGCTTGAAACTCTTATACCATTAATGCAGGCAGCTGGTTTAAACCCAACTAATATTGAAAGATCTGGTGAGGCTTTGCTTTCTATTGATAAAGTAGGAAGCACAAATGAAAAAGGAGAGTTTGAAGAGTTTGAGGTCTACAAAATTAAAAGCAAGTTTGGTAATGGTTGGAGAGCTGACAGAGACAGATTTGAATATGAATTTCAACAAGCACAAGAAAAAGGTGACAAAGTTGCAATGAAAGATGTTCTTACCAGAAAATGGGAGTGGGAAAAGAAATATATGCATCAGGAAAAAGTTCCTGAGTACTATGCTGTACAGGAAATCTGGAAGCAAGAAAATAAGATAAGAAATCCATTTACAAAAGAAATGGAAACTATACCAGCTACTATAGCTACTGAGGCTTATCTTGAAAGACAAAAAGCTCTTGGTGAAATGATTGTATATAAAAGCCGTGACTTTACAACCATGGATGATATATACACCTTTACTGAGGCTGATGAAGCACAGAAAAGATATAATGAGTTGTTTCAAATATATGACAGCAAAGGTCAACCTAAGACTGGTGAAGAGCTTCAGAAAGTTTTAGTTAGGTTAGAATATAGAAGACAGTCTAGTAAGTTCTATGAGTACATTCCTAATGAAGAGAAAGTACAAACTGACTTGGATGCTTTTGTTCAGGATCTAGCGGCCAGAAAAATTACAATGGAATCCAATCCTGAAGAGTTTCAGAAGGCTTTAGAAAAGTTTGAAGAAAGAAACTTTAGAATTGCATACACTCCAGATTATTATGAGAGTAGAGATCAGATAATGACTGAGATAAAAACTCTTACAAGTAAAAGTAAAAAGTCTGCTATTGCTACTGAACTAGCTGATCTTTACCGTCAAAGATTTGCATTATCTAATTTGGTTACTGATAGAAATGGTCAGACAAATGCTTTGGAATATAAGCCTGAGCAGTTTAAACTAATGAAAGATATTGAAGAAAGGATAACTGAATTAGAAGGTAAGATAGATACAAAGTCTGGTTTACTTGCTGAGGAAGCTGATAGAGTAAAAACTTATGAAGAAAGACTTGCTGCTGGATATGATTTATCTGATACAGAACAGACTGATTATGATGAACTTACAGCAAGAAGAAATGAACTAGGTTTATCAGAAGCAGAGTTTAAAAAACTTAAACAGTTGTTTGCAGACTTAAGAGGTTTGACTCAAAAAACTCCTACTGAATATTACTACATAGCATTTAATAACATGCTAGGTGATACAGAAGTTCCTCACATAACATTAGAAAATGCTGATGATTGGATAAACTCTGAAGATTTATATACAGCAATGGAGCTTAATCCAGAATTTGCAGAGTGGTTTGAGAATAACCATTACAAAAAGAAAGTATGGAATAATAGTACTAAACAAAAAGAAGATAAATGGTTTAGAACTAGAATGTGGACTTCAGTAAAACCTGTAGATGAAAAACATTATAAGAAAACTACTTTAGTACACCCCGTTACTAAACAACCATTAGTAATTAATGGAGTTCCGGGACCTAAGTATTCATACCAAAGAGTCAAAGAACAATTCTTTACAGTACCTTTTGATTCTGAGGCCAAGAAAAAATATGTTGGTACTATTATAGATAATGATGGTAACTACCTTCCTAAAGAATACAAACCAGGTGATCCTAACAGTGCTTATGATGACAAGTACATGGATAAAGAATATGCTCAAGCTATTACTAATCCTGCTATGAAAAGTTTACTTGATAAAGTAACTGAGTACATGTTAAAAATGCAGGAGAATAGACCAGGTTCAGCTAAGCTCTATCTTGACTTACCAAGAAGAAGAAAGGCTAGTAATCTAGAGTTGCTTAAGTCAGGCAAAGCTATGTCTGATGCTAAAGAAAAAGGTAGTGCTGCATGGGAAGCTGTTAAAGCTCCTTTTGCAAAAAGAAAAGATGATTATCAAAACTTTGGTATAAACTTTAATCCTGATACATTATTAGTATCAACTGATCTAGAAGGACAACCTATAGCAAGAATACCGGTTGATGGTTTATATAAAATGGAGCTTAAAGAAGTTTCTACAGATGTATTAAGTGCTATGTTTATGTATAACTATTCACTTAACAAACAAGCAGTATTAATAAAGGAAAAAGCTAAAGGTGAAACATTAAGATCTGTTCTTAATGATCCAGACAATGCTATTAAAGATCTTAATAGAGCCAGTAAGCAGATAGCTAAAAACAAAGGAGTTCTTGCATTTTTAAATACTGGAGATAATAGAAGAGCTGCAGCTCTGGATTATTTTATAGAAAAAACATTCTATGGTCAGAAAAACAGTGCTTGGGAGTCTGAGTATCCAGGATGGATTAAGTTTGCTAATACTTTAATGGGTAATGCAAGTAGATCATTTATTGCATTTGACTTGGTGTCTGCAGTAAAAAACAGATTTGGTATGATAGTTCAGAACTCCATTGAAGCTGCTGCTGGTAATTTTTACAATCCAATATCATTTGCCTCAGGTAGGATGTGGGCATATCAATCAGCCATTGAGCTTGCAGGTTTTACCGGAGGAGGTATTTATAAGAAAGGAGCTAAGTCACTTAACCTACAAATGATAGATATATTTGATCCTGTCATAGGTAAAGCAGAAAAAGACTATGGTAAATCAGCTACCAGAAGTTTTATTAGAGATATGTTTGACGTAACTTGGGCATATGATGCTAGAAAACTAATGGAGGTTGAAGGTGCTTTCCAAGTTATGGGTGGTATGATGTATCATAAGGAGATAGAACAGATACAACCAGATGATTCTGTAAAAAAGATTAAGTATATTGATGCATGGGAACTTAATGATAAAAAAGAAATAGTTCTTAAACAAGGAATCAATCCTGAATGGAGTAATAGATACATTGATCATACTGTTGCAGCTAATGAAACTTTAGAGTCTATAGCTAAAAAATACAGTATGTCTGTTGAAGAGCTTGCTGCCAAAAACAAAATTAAACCTACAGCTAAACTTGCAGAAGGACAAGAGCTTGTTATATCTAGAAACACAAAGTTTAATGATTATAAACTCAAGATCCACTATGTACAGAAAAGACTTAATGGTGCTATGGATGAATTAGATTCACCACAAGGTGAGAAATTTATCCTATATAGACTATTTACTTTCTACAAGAAGTTTGCTACCGGTATGTTCTTAAATAGATTTCAAACAGACTTATCTAAAAATAACCGCTGGGGTCATGTATATAACTGGGAAGCTGGGTCTCCTGTGAAAGGATATTATATAGCTGGTGTTCAAGCTATGTACAAAACATTAAGATCAGGTGGTGCTTACTGGAATGTAATGTCAAAAGAAGAAAAAGCTGCTTATAGGAAAATGGTTACTGAAGGTATGACACTTGCATTAATGGCAATAGCTATAACTCTTATATTTGGTTGGGATCCACAAGATGAAGATAGATTCCAGAAACTAGCCAAGAGAGAAGAAGATTACGGGTACTTTGGTTGGTTAGGTAATCACATGTTATATCAGTTGATCGCAACTAAAAGAGAGAACCAGTCTTTCATTCCGTTACCATGGGTTGGTGGACTAGAAGAATGGTATAAATATGGTGATGCTACATCAATTGCATTTGGTCCTACTATTGGTCTTTACTTAAAAATACTTGCAGATTTAGGTTACATGGCAACAGGTAGTGAGAAAGCAGTTTACCGTCAGGAAGCTGGTCCATATCCATGGCAAGAGGAAGGTGACTATAAATTATGGAATCACATATTAAGCATCTATGGTATTAAAGGTAAGAACCTATCTCCTATATGGGCATTAAGAAGAGATGAACAATTCCAAAATCTTAAATAAATAAACAATGGCAAAGGCAACAACAGCAACAGTAAAAGCATACATCAAGCCTAAAGTTTCTAGACCTGGTGTTCATGCAAAAACCAAATCATCTAAGTCTAAGAATAGTAAGCTATACAAAAAAGCTTACCGTGCTCAAGGCCGATGAGAAAAAAAAAGGGGAGAACCTTTTACAGCTCTCCCCCTTCATTTTCATAGAAGTCTAGGACTTCATATTTGTCTTTAAAGTGTATTACTTTAAAAATATTTTCTTCAAAATTATATCTTACAACAGACAGTGTATCAAGTGCCTTGTGAAAAGAACATGCTTTACACACTATACACTTACCTTTAGCACTTTTTATTTGATATTTTCTAGTGTTATCCTTAAATTTTTCTAATGGCTTTTCTATACCACAATTAAAGCATCTAAGAGTCTCCATCTTCATCATCTTCACAACAGTCACATTCTTCTGACTCTTGTTGTCCATACTCATTATCAAACCAATCTCTAGCATCTTTTTTGTTAGGTTCATCTATATCCCCTGATGCCATGGCTTCTGCTCCCGCAAGATAAGCCTCAATCATTGCTTTCCTAAATGTCACTGGATGCATCTGTGTCAACTTTAATAAACTTACTCAAATCTGGTCTAAAGTATCCAGGACCTTTAAGTATTTTTCCATCTTCTCTCAATACAGGTTTACCGTCATCACCTAACTTACTCATATTACTTTCTTGTATTTCATCAAATACCTCTTCTATAATATGCTGCATACCATGTTTAAGGATTGTACCACATAAAATATACAACTGGTCTCCTAAAGCATCTGCTATTTCTACTAATGAGTTTTTGTCACATGCATCAAGATACTCATTATTTTCTTCAGCCATGAGTTTATGTCTAAGCACTACTTCATCTGGTCCTAAATTTTGTGGCCATGTTCCATTTTCCTGTCCAAAAGCTTCATGAAACTTTTTTACAGCTTGTAATTGTTTTTCCATAATGTAAAGATAAAGAAAAAAAGGGGATACATTTCTGCATCCCCGATTGATTATTAACCCTGTTTAACAAAACAGGCTCCTAGAAAAAGTCAGGGGTGTTATCCTCTTCTTCTTCAATTTCATTAAAGTCAAGATCAAAATTATCTTCTTCAGCAAAAGCACCATCTAAGTTTTCTTCTACTATTACTGCTTGTTTAGTGGTTTCATTAAGATCAACTATGTCAAGTCTAACTTCTTTACCCCATACTAAATCTTCAGCTTCAGTCTCAAACTTTTGACTTATAGCTTCAGTAACTTCCTCAGTAAATGTTTTATTTACTATAGGAGCTTCAAAAGTATTACCGGCTGGATCAGTATAGTTAACTATACCTTCTGCTTCAAATTGAATATGATCTTCTTCAGTTGGTTCAAGACTTAATACATCTTCCTCAGCTTCAGTAATATCTAGGATGATTTCCTCTGACTGGTGCAAATCATCTGCACAAATAGCCTCATCTTGCACCACTTCTTCTGAATTCTCTATTTCAGCAATCTGATCAAGAATATTAGTTTGATTTGGATCTTCATATAAAGGATCTACAACTGGAATAAGAGGTATTTGTGTAACAACTGGTTGAACTGGTTGACTAAAGTCACAAATTGTCCCTATAAAGTAATGCAAGATTCTTTGGTCTTCCATCCAAGTTTTAGGATGTGATGACTGAAGTGCATTAGTTACAAAGTTATAGAAAGCCCATAAGCTATCAGTATTCTTAAATACTTGTTGTGGTCTCTTCATTTGATCCCTAATCATACTAGCTTGCTCAGTTGTAAGAATCTCATACTCAGCAAATAACACACCCAAAAGCTGAGACTGTTTTCTTCTATTTAGAGTAACTAATTCCATAGCAACTTTATCAGCACATAGCTGATTATAATACATATATGCATTGGTGATATAATCATCAATAGTCTGTTTTACTTCTGTATCTGCAGTACCTGTGTGTTTTCTAACCCAGCTACCTACTTCTCCAGAAATCATAACAGAACCACTGTTGTTGATATAAGCACCAACTACACATTTAAACTTTACTTGTTTATTATAACTGTTTGTCCATGCAAACATCATTGACAACTCAGGGTCATTATTAAAATGTAATTTATAAATTCCCTGGGCAATTTGTCCATCAGCAGTACATCTGTACTCCTCTTCTACAATTCCAAACCCTGCATTAGCAAGGGCTTGATAAGCATAATCAATAACAAACTGGTGACTAATCACCGTATAAGTGGTACCATGATTTGGTAGTGGTACACTTATTAAGTTTGTTTTTGTTGTGTTTTGTATTTTCTTTGGCATTTAAAATAAACTTAATTGATTTACATTTGGTTCTAAACCTTCTATTTCTTTCTTAATATTCTCAAGATAGTACTTGTAATTAACCTCATACTCATCAAAATCCATATCATCTATGTGGTTAATATAAATTTGCTGAAGCCATTTACCAGCCTCAATATTTATCTCTCTACCATCAGACTTATTAATCTTCATGATCTTAGATCCCGTATTACATACATAATATCTTAGGGTGTGTTGTAATTCTTTTTCAGTATACACACCATTCTTAATACATCTCTCTACATATTTCCAATCACCCTTAATCTTCTTGCCTCCACAGTAATCAAAGATATTTCTGTTGGATTTAAGATAGTCTTCAGGCTGGATACCTTCTACAAAATATGCATGTAAAGCTTTAGGTATAACTAAAAAACTCTTGTTTTTATGCAGAGCCAAGTCAGCATACTCAAATCTACCTTTACATTTAGACTTACCATCCTCAGTAACAGCAATATAATTATTTACATCACCTAGTACTAGTTTACTGTATGTATCATGCTCTAGTTGAAGATTAGTCATCCTCTCCCATATCTTACAGATTTCCATATATTTATCCATCTGGTCTCTTGGAATCATTGTTTCCAAACCATCTGTATTTTGCATTAGAGGAATAGATCCGGGGATACCTTCACAAATCATCTCATACAACATAGTAAGACTAAGCTGACCATTGATAGTAATCTTCATAGTAAACTCTGGGTCATATAGGAAACTATTCTCATCATTGCTGAGACCATATGTAGAATTCAAGATAATCTTATATACATAATTTTTTGGGTCCTTTTTAGGTATGATTGTTCTTTCATCAAAGAACCATTCATACTGAGTACAGAATTCCTCTTGTGGTAAATGTGCCGGAGCCCATCTGTTTCTAATAGCTAGATTAGGATAAAAACTTGTAACATCTGAAGTCATTATAACCATATCTTCATTAGAGTTATATACCTTACTTGTTCTAGCACCATGAATACCACCCAGACCATAATCTGTTTTAACTCCCTTATATTGTACAGAATACTTAAATCCACCTTTTGTTTCTCCAGTATTGATTACTACATCCTGGAACTTTTTCAGAAGATGCTGGAATGTTGCTGTCTCAAAACTTATGTAAGGTAGTATGATATCTTTTACAACAATCTGCTCCCTCTTAGTTCTCATCTGACGGAGATCATATTTCTTGATACCAGTTTGTTTACTAAGGAAATGTAGAAACAACTCTTTAGCTATCCTTGGCTCAGAGGCTGAGAACAAATCTATACCATATTCCATAGTTAGTGCTCTTCTCAATTCTATCTGACCCTTACTTAAACTCATTATTTGTTTAGTAGACCGGACATCATTAATACAGTAGTTTACTATAGATGCTATTTGACCTTCTGTAACTTCAGCATAGTGTGGAATTGGCATGTCTTTTATGTTCTTCCAATCCATTGTATACTGAATCCACTTCAGGCTTGATCTTTTAGCAGCATTATCCCAGTGATTTAGTTTAAATACATCTATCTGTCTAATACTTAACTCTCTAGAACCAAATTCAGCAAACTCACCATTATTACTTCTTTGAATAGTAGCTTGTGCTTTCTGATAAATAAATCTAGCAATAGTCTCACCATCTTGTTCCAGTAACTGTTCTTTATTCCGGAGAATATGTTCAGTAATCTGGCTGTCAAATGCAAGACCATTAAAGCTAACATGCCACTCATCAAGAGTTATATTTCTCTCAAGGAATGTTACTAGTTCTAGTATATCATTTTGTGATTTGTGACAGATAAAAACTTCTCTGTGCTCAGACTTTACATCTTCAAAGACTCCCAAAAAACAATTGGATAAAGTCTCCCAGTCCATGACCCAATGGGTTCTATTTACATTTTTCATATTTTAGTTCAGTTAAGCTGTTCCCCCGTTTAATTAAATAAAAAAAGAGGATGCTTGGTACACACCCTCTTTCTAGGTTTTTGGAGTTGTTTAAGCTTGCTCAGCCATAAACTTCTTGTAATTAAACTTTGTATTTACTGCAAACAGTTTAATTAATTCCTCTATTGCATTTTTATCTTCTAGATAGAACTCTTGAAATACTTCAATCTTGTGTCTCTCTTGTTTCATACCTTTTGTACCAGCTACCGGTTGACCATAGTCATCTACTTTTGGTAACATATGTAATGACACTTTTCTAATCTTAGAAATCACTACAAATACCTTAGTATCTGGATCAAAAATACATTCTACATAAGGACAAGATTCAGTAATAGGAATCATTCTAAAAGTTTGCTTATCATTCCATGTGGATTGTACAAGCATCATTGTGTTTTCACTCATTGTTAGTTGGTTTTAATTTTTACAAATTTACTGTTTTTTCTATACTTTCCAAGTTTGCAAGTTCTAATACTAAATTTTCCCTTTCAAAATTTGGTTTGTCACATAGCTCACCTACTGACTTTACCAGTTCAACAGGTACATCCAGCAACTCCGCATATAACTTAAAATGAGGAATAGGAAATAAATAACTATTTACATAATAATAATTACCACTATTGCTATCAAAGAAATCCAGTATTCTACGCTTTATTTTTATATCCATTTTGCTATACCTACCATTTATAAAATGGTCCCAATCATCACTCAAATCAGAAAAATCAAATGTGAATACACTTGTCACAGCATCAGCCTTAACATAATCACAAAGTCTAGAGTGTCTCAATAAGACATTCTTTTCAAAGTTAATATACTCAGCATCAGTGCGGCTGTGATAAACACATATTAATTTCATATCCTCAGTGGTAAGTGTATTCCCCCAAGAAACATAAGTTTCCTTTGGTACTACACTTGTGCCCCTTTTAATGTCCAAGAGCGGATATAAAAATATCTTGGACTTCTGAAAGTACTTCTTATAAAGCGTGCTAATAACCATAAACTACAATTTAATATTACCTACTGCTAAGTCATATGGTAGGTCATATCTCTTCTGTACATAGTGCCATTTTGCTATTTCCAATACAGATCTGAAGTCACCTTTCCATTGACTCATTGTTTCATGTGAGACTTGGAAAGGATAAACTAAATTGTATTTGTCAATTACAATAAAGGTTACTTGAACTTGCCAGTCTTTACTATCTGGTTTGTCTTTCAAGAATTTATCTGAAGCTAGAATAGTATAGATAACTGCTTGTATCCAATACTTGTAGTATTCAACAGATTCAGGAAAATCTTGTACAGACTTACCAGTTGTTTTGAGGTCATTGATAAAAATTATCCTTGCCTCGTTGTCAACAACAACATTGTCAAGTACTCCGTGTAAACCAAAAGGTAATTTGTCATGGTCAACCTTAATATACAACTCATTATAGGTTTCAATGTGGGTGTCTTCCTCATTCTTGTCTAGTGCTAATAAAGTTCTTATATCTTTATTACTCTTTAGTGTTTCTACCTGTGCTTTGCAGCCATCCAAAGTAGGTTGATCTACTATTGATTTGTCTAGACTATTCTTAAGGAATTCAAAATACTCTTTGTGTTCATCAGTGAGAATCTTGTCAAGTCTTTGCTGATCTGTCTTAAGATTCTGATAAAGATTTGCTGTAAGTAGCTGTGTGAGTATATCTGTTGAGTAGTCTTCCAAAAGTAATGAATTATTTGCAACTGACAAGTGAATTCTAAAAATATTATCAATAATTTTCTTTGGGTTATCACTTGGTAGTTTACCTGGCATACTAAGAAATTTATCATCATAGGTCTCAGGTTCAAACAGTAAACAGTGCAGGACACTCCCCCCTATGAGGTGAGCATCCTTACTGTCTTCTCTCTGGTTGAGCACATAATGATTGTAAAAAGCAGCGGGAGAATAAAGTAACTTATTCAACCCACTGTAGCTAAAATAAAATTTCTTCTGATAGAATCTTTCCATTTCATCAGAACCATTCAAAGTCATCATCTTTAGTTTGTGTTGTTGGATTAATATCTATTTCTTCTTCAGGTTCCTGGCTTTCCTCTTCTAATGCTATTAACTCTGACTTGAGTTCATTTCTAACAATATTAGTAAATGCATCTTCTATGTCTTCATCAGCTAGTTCTTCCTCCTGTGCAGGCTCATTGCACACATCAGCAACGCCAGCCACCCCTGGAGACAAAGTGTTAAGATCAGCAAGGTCTCCATGAAATTCAGCTATCTCTACACCACCCTCTGGAACAAAATCTGGGAGCTCTTCATAAACATAGTTAGTATTAAGTAACTGCAGAGTTTCTTCATTAACAGTTACACTTTTTACTTTGAAAAATGTACTGTTTCCTCTTCTACCAAGTTCATCAGAATAATGCTTCATAAGAACATCTATTTTATCTGTATCAAGGACATCTTTGTTAATAAGAGCCTTCATGATATCATCTACACTGGTATCCATGTTGCTTTTACTTTTACCTAGATAACTAAGTAAAGACTTGAAATTCACATGGTTCTTAGTATGACAGTTGTACATTTTGCCAGCATGATCCTTAAATAACATTTCAAGATACAACAAACTATCTATATAATTACAATTAGCCATAATCTCCATTGCAAGTACATGATTGTCTGAATCTGAGCTCTTAAACATGTCAGAAATCTGTTGGAACATAGTTGCATCTATAGTAGCAGCATCATCACCATTAATGTGTTTAATCAACTTACTCTCATCATAAATATCCAGGGTTAAGATATCTGGAAACAAATCTGTGTGATCACTGTCTACTGAATAATATACACTAGAGTGTCTAGAAATACTATTATAAGTGTATCTTTTTACAGCTGCTAATTCTGAATTTCTTAACTGACCAGCTGCAGAATAATCTATAATAACTACATCTTCAGTATAAAACTCTAAAGCTTGTGTAAGATTTTCTTTATAATAATCATCTATTACAAGTTCAGGGTCTAGAAGAATAGCTCTAACAGCTGAAGTTTGTATAGAATAATACCAAGCTCCACTTGTAATCTTATCTTTAGTATTCTTACCAGCAAAGATATGTGTAGCATCATTTATATTTCTGACAGTTTTAATACCATGTTGCAAAGATAAGTCTTTTAGTTTTACTCTAGGTATATTAACCCCCGGTAGAAAATAAAGCTTATCTCCTTTTGACGGGGTGTAATCCTTATCAGTTGCAGTTACTATGTTTGTACTACTATCAGCACAATATAAAGGTTCAACCTTTATGATTAGCTCATTGGACATTGCATCTACTTCATAAATATGTAAGTATGTTTTCATTCTTTTAAGTTTAATAAGGGGAGTTTTATCTCCCCCTATGTTTGTTTTAATTAAATTCTAAGTTCCTTTTGGTGGGGAACTGCTTGATGTTTGCTTTACTTGACAGCCATCTTCACCACGTCCTGATTCATCATGAGCTGAGAAAACTTAACTTTGTTACCATTAACAATCTCTTTGACCATATAATATCTAAGGTCATCAGTGAATGCTTCACAGTCAGTAGTAAGTTTAGCTATCCTGTCAATGATTGGTTTACCTACTGAACCTTTGTCAGCTAAAGTAAGAGAATAGTTAATCACCCTGGTAGCAATAACACTAGATATGTCAGCCCGGAAATCATCATCCTTGCCTACTGCATTGGTTAAGCTATTCATTACATACTGCTCATCTTTAGTCAGAATGTCTACTGGAGAAATAATCCTATCTAGCTTATTATTAATAAACATAGTAAACATTGAACTAAAGTCTACACCAACAGAACCCTCACCAATCATTTGGATTAGAGGCAGGTCTGCTTCAAACTTCTCAATAGAACTAATAGCATTAAAGAAAGTAGTAATAGCTCTTGGATTAACTCTTTGAGTTACCAATTCTGGGTGCATCAACATGAAGTTAATACATCTACCATCTATGTTTGCTTTCTCTGCCCACTTAGCCCATACATCAGAATCATACTTTAACTCAACAGAGATAAATCTAGTCTTCTGAGCAACATCTAGACTGGTTACATTATAATCACCATTGTCTGGATTAGTAGTCAAGATTACATGCCAGTTCTTTGGTAGCTTCCAAGATACATATTCTTGTCTGTCTAATATCTCCATGGTTGCTTGCATAAATCTTGCATCAGCTCTGGTATAATCATCAAGAATCAAGAAACCACCTTCACCTTTACCCTGAATCCATTCAGGAGCAGCATGTGACATTCTCTTTCCTACAACTTTATAACCTTTAGCACTTGCTGCAGATATTTGAGATTCATTAATCCATCTTGTCTGACCTTCAGCATTTGCAATTTGAAATTCTTTTACAGGAAACCCAACCAAGTCACCCAATTCTTCTAACTGAGATAAATTAAGCTTTACAACTTCCATTTGCAATTCTTTACCCAACTGCATGATTGCAGAAGTTTTACCACATTTTGTTATCACAAGGCTCTTTATCCTTGTTTCTATAGCTTTCACTATAGTTCAGACTATATCTTCACTATTTCTAGTGTTGGGCACTCTTGGGTATATTATATTCTATATTTCTATAGTTTCAATACCTAGTCGTTGAACCTTTCCAGACCATTTAAGTCTAGACTTGGCTGCTGATTATCCATTAGGACATCTTTGTTATTTTCAAGCATTCACACTTACCGTTTCCAGTTATGTTGTAGCTAACAAAGCTTTAGGAACTCCCAGCAATTCACCCAATTTTTACCCTGGACCTGGGTAAAATGTATATCTTAAACCATCATAGTAATTACCTTTCTTAATTCTTATTGACATTGCAGAGTGACTAATGCCTAGATTACTAGCTACATTAGAAACTCTTTGCCATTCTTGAACTAAAGTGTTGTTTTCATCAAATACATAAACTTTCTTTGTCTTATCTGGTTTAATAGAAGACTCCTCTAGTTTATCTTTCAATTCATAACTCCATCTATAATTCTTACAAGAAAAACCTTTTCCTGAAGCAACTCTTGAAACTTTACCTTTTGGTAGGTTTAATTGTTTTTCTGCTTCAGCACAAGATTCATAAGATTTAAGGTAAAAACCATTTATGTTATACTGATGAACAGTTTTGGATATAGGATTCTTTATTCTTTTAGAAGCATAAGCTTCTTTTAATGTTGTAGAAATTTTAAGTAATGTTTCATTACTATGTATAACTGCAACAGGATCTTGAATAAAGTTCAAATCTGGAGTCATAGACTGTATATAATAAGCTTCAGTTTTAACTAAAACTGCTTTACTACACTCTTCTATAACTTCAAACTCAAAACTATCCTTTCCATATTTATTAAAAGCATTTTGCATATACTTGTTTGCATGTTTGTTTTTTAGCAAATCAGATATATGTCTTTTCAGCCTATAATAAATATTAATACTACTTCCAATATAACTGTGATCATTACAAGTAATTCTGTAAATACCACACTTTTGGTTTAAGTCTTTGTGTAAACACTCTGAAATTAATTTCTTCATGTTACAAAGATATACATTTATTTTGAATTAAGCCCAGCATCACCCTCAATATTTACAGCTACAGGTACTTTACCTTCAGCTTGGATATGTTGGTTATTACTAACCATATGTTTAATAAAATCCTTTAACTCATTTACATTTAATTGTACTTGATTCATAATCTTTAATTTTTATAATTCTAATTTAATAACTTTACCTGGTAACTCTGTATTCATATAAGACCTTTCTGACAAAACCCATAGAGTGTTACCTCTAGGTTTTACAGAATAACCACATTCACCGTCAGTAAAATACACCAGGCTTGTATATTTTTTAGTGTTGGCATTAAAATATTCTAGGACAGGGTCAAACTCAGTTCCACCTCTACCTTGCACAGCCATTTCAAATTTACCTTTGTAAGGTTCAATAGATCTAATAACAGTATCACATTGCACTACAGTAATATCCACACCACATTTATAGATGTGATATATCTCACTCATGAATTCTTGTAACTCAGAATCACTCACTGAACCTGAAGTATCAATAGCTAGCAACATATGCTGTCTCATTTTTACCTTCAGACCAGGATTAGCATCAAATCTGCGGTTCTCCTTTCTTCTAATTTTCTTAGTAAATACCTTAGTACTTACTCCTGTAAATCTTCTAATATACCCCCGCCAATTAAACTTAGGCTTGACAACTTCTTCAATGATAATTACCCCCTCAATCTCTCCAGGAACAGTACCCCTCTTCTTGATGGTTTGTTCTTTAGCATCACCAAGCACTTTTTGTAATTGTTTATCAATTAACTTCTGTTCTGCCTCAGTCATGTCTTCAAACTCTTCCCAGGTAGCATGTTCATCAAGTTCACCATTTGCCATAGCATCTAGTAACTGATCCATAGGTTCATTACCACAAGTACCATTCTTTTCTTTCTCATCTTGTAGATCCTTCAGTTTGTCATAATAATATCTACAACCAGCTTTTCTATCAAGATTAAGATCAGCATAATTATCTATATCAATACCACCTTCCGGTAGCCAGTCTTTAGATATATACTGATTAATCTCCATGTCCATTGCAACATTTGCAAGTCTCTTATTACTAAACTTAAAGAAAGTAGTAAGATGTCCAAATGCAATATGCAATAATTCATGTTTCAATAATCCAAGTCTGTGGTTATCACTAAGAGATTCCCAGAACTCAGGATTAATAGCAAGTTGATAATTAATATTATTCTTGCTTACACCTGCAGTTGGAACTCTTCTAGCATCCCAAACTTTGTTTAGAGCAATAAGAAAGAACCCATAGAAGGGCTCTTTCAGCATCAGCTCTTTACCAATTTTACTAAGACTCTGTTGTCTGTCCATCATCTTTAAATTTAATATCAATTTCAAATTTATCTGTAGGATAGCCAATGGACTCTAACATCCTTGACATATCTCTAATAAAGAATTCCATAAATAGCTCAACCGAAGCTTTGGAACCTCTGTGTTTTGTAATCAGACTTAGTGTTTTAGGACTACTAAGTGGTACTTCACTTACAAATGTATTTTGGAGCCTCATTGCTATTTTATTACAATTTGCTAACCAATTATCCATAGCATGTCCACCATACTTATAGAGAACTAATAGTTCTCCTATATACTTCTCAAAATCAACATTCTTTAGAGACTCAAATGCTATAAGATGATTATCTGCATCTTCAGATTGTAACATCATAAGTAAATTCCTTGTTTCTTCTTTACTAAAAATCATTTTTGCCATCAGTCTTCAATTTTTAAAGTTTTTATTGCCCATTTTTCAGGCTTACCAGATTCAATCATATCAACCCATTCTTTTGCAGTAGGAATGTAATTGTTGCAATCTTCCTTGACATGCTGCTCACCAACATATCTTACATATACATCTTTACCGTCAGAGTTGGTAATTACCATACCAAATCTTTGCTCACATTCAAATATACCTTCACTATGATGTCTAAACATTCTATGCATACTATGACCTACCCAGGCCTTAGTTTCATCAAACCACTCCTCAATTGCTATGTAATCTTCCCATTTTCCACCAAACCTCTTCGCGGCTGACTTGGCATGCTGTATTGGATGTGCCATTACATATTATATGTTATGTGATTAATAATTTCATGTTTTGCCTCACCATAACCTTGAGCATAACCCTCATCATAAGCATCTTGATGTAAATCTTGAGCTTTTTGAAGTATCTCACTTTTTAGTTCATCTGTTAATGTTTGAGTCTCCAACTCATCTATTAACCATCTTTCAAAATCTTCCATTAGTCTTCTTCTGCTTTATCTAGAATACTACCTTCATGATTAAATGTTTCATGATCAGTAACTCTAATGTTGTTAGTAATTTCATATTTACCTGAAGGAACACAAATGCATAACTCTCCCCAACCACCTTCATTATTCCACCAATCTTCTATATCATCAAGAAGTTTGTTTTCTGCAAATGTTTCAAGCTCCATAAAAAGATCATGATCAATATTTAACAACTTTGAATCATCTTCCCAATCTTCTATATTATCATTTACATCTTCTGGAGTTTCACAAGGTTTTTTTGTATAACCTATCCATTCTATAGCTCCTGAGTCTCCTCCACCATCATATTTTACTTTAACACCTGTAATACCAAAATCAGCCAACCTAAATAGGAGGCTTGTCAATTCTAATTCTGTCATAATCCTGCTTTTTGAATAAAATGTTTTGCTACTTCAGGAATGTGTTTCTTATAATAAGGCTGTTCAGACTTACACCAGTTTTTAACTTCTTCCTTTGTAGTAAATTTTTGGTACGGAAATGTTATTTCCAACTCATTGATAAAATCTTGTACAGTCCAACCTTCCCAGATGTGCCTGTCATTACTCATATTATTTGATTTTATAAAATCTACCTAGTATGTTTCCATTTAGGTATTCTTCTTTTTCAAGAACCTCTCTTAAAAACTGATACTTAGTTTCAAAATATGTAAGTTCCATTTTGGAAAAACATATCTTGACCATATATCTTTTAATTGGTATACCAGCTTTGTGAGCTTCTTTAAGAACTGCATTACTACTGTAGTAGTTCTGATAACTAGTTTTAGAAACAGTCTCATATTTCTTGTTTCTCTTATCTGTCATCTTAGCAACAGCTCTTTTACCAAACTTCTTTTTTGTAGTAGAATAAAAATTCTTCTTACCTACATACCTTACAGACTTACCGTCAATAATGGCTTCCATCTCATACACAAATCCTACAGCTCCTTCAGGAATCATATTGTTAGTAAATTCTCTACCTTGATATATCCAGCTCATTTGTGTTTGTATCTTTTCATGTTCCAATCTGCTACAGTATTTACCATAGTAGCTAATATACTTGTTGCTTCTTGCATAGATCTTGCTTCAAAACTTAATCTAGCTTTTGTTATTTTATGTCTAAAAACATAATCATACATCGGGTCTTTCATAATGCTTGTTTTAATAGTGGAAATAATACTTTTCTTACTTTATCTATACCATGTACTTTGACTGAATCTGAAAGATCTTTTTCCATTGGTAGCAATATATAGCTAAATCCATACATGTCAGAGTATCTTTGAGCAGCTTTAACACCAGGGTCATCATTGTCAAATAAGACAACAATCTTCTGATACTTTAGCTTTAGCTCTACAATAGCTCTTTCTCCAATCATAGTATTCTCACTGTCCGGTGCTATAGCTTCAATATTACTAATACCTAGTTTATTGAATGCCATAAGATCCTTTAGTGAAGATGTGATAATAAGATATTTACAATCATACTTTAACTGATCTGTGCCCTGGATATAATTCTCAACCTTGATGAATTTCTTCTGTGTACTCTTAGGCATGTAGATTTTATACAAACTACCATCATTCCTAAAATACCCATAAGTATGTGACTTTCTAAATGTATGTGAAGTTATACTACCATCCTGTTCAGTTTTGCTCATGGTAAAGAAAGCTAAAGGAACTACATTATATCTATCAAGCATTCCAGATCCAATCTTGAAACCCATCCAATA